TTTTATACTTACTTGTATATCATAAGGATGTATGAACTGTCAATTCCTACATTCAAAATGGAGAATAATCAAAATGGATAAATACAGATGTGTTCGATGCGGTGGTAAAGTTAGATATTACGATTGTGTAAAACGTATTGTTAAAGAAAAAAATGGCGTAAAACGAATAGTATTGGTTGAGAGATACCATTGCATCGAATGTGGTTTCACTCATAGATATTTGCCGGATGATATTTTACCATACAAGCAGTATCGAAAAGAAATAATAGATGGAGTCGTAGAAGGTTTAATAACTCCGGACACTTTAGGATTTGAGGATTATCCAAGTGAAATGACGATGAAACGATGGAAGGATAAATACCACTGACTTTGTTTTAACTCCCAGTAATTTCTAACCTAGAATAGAAATTGAAAGGGGTGATGGATATATGGATGAGCATGTATTTGGAATGGGATCAGTCCCAGTATCTGTGGCAGCAAAAGTATACGGTAAGGACGCTACATGGATAAGAGCTGGTATTATATCCGGATGGCTGCCGATAGGAGTAGCTACAAGAGATGGTAAAAAGATAACCACTATCGAAGAAATCAACAGTAAATATGGACGTATTAATTTTTATATTTCTCCAAAGAAATTATACGAAGAAACGGGTTATATATGGGAGGGGAAAATACAATGAGTTATGTTAAATCAGAGCTATCACAAAACAATAAATACTGGATACCAAGGCATCGCTATTTCGAGCTGAAGCATTTTTGTTTACAGTATCCTGAATGGAAGAAGGAATACATAGAGTTATTAAGTACATATTCTTTACCTAGATTAAGTAATAATAAACCTAGATTAGAAAAACGGATATCTGATCATACTGGAGAAATAGCCATTAAGCGGCTTTATTATGCCGAACGGATTAAAATAGTAGAGAATATTGCAATTAAAGTTGACGAGAGTATATATGAATATTTATTAAAAGGAGTAACAGAAGATAAATCATATACATATTTAAAAACATATTGCAATATTCCATGTGGAAAAGATTATTATTACGATAGATATAGGTGTTTCTTTTGGTTGTTGGATAAAGAACGACAATAATTCGCACATTTTACAATTCCTATTATGAGAAAATATAATTTAGTTTTTATTAAAGGAGGAAATTATTATGTTAGAAACAGCTATGAAGATGGAGAAAAAGATGGACGAAATGATACATTTAGTAACTGCACAAATTAAAGTAGAGGATATACTTAGTATAGATTCTGATACATTTGCAGTTTCGAAAGCAGCATTAGAACTCATCGATATTTCAAAAAAAATGATGGTTGAACAGGCAAAAATAATAGATGAAATGAACAGAAAACTAGATGTTATATTAGAAAAATAAGAAGATTGGACCTTCGGGTCCTTTCTTTTTTCTTTTCTAATTGCATAATGTATTTTTATATATTATACTAATGACAATATATGGGAAGGAGAAAATACTATGAAAAAGAAAATCACCATTTTAGTAACAGGTATATTTATGACTGTTGCTGCAATTTCTGGGTGTGGCTCAAAACCAACAAATAAAACAGAAGCACCGAAAGCCGAAGCAACATCAGAATCAACCACAACCGCAACTACCACCGAGAAAAAAGAAGAAGTTACCACTGAATCAAAGCCTACGACTACTGCTGAAAAAAGCGCATCGAGAGAAATCAGGCCAGAAGTTAAAAAAGCGATAGATAGTTACGAATCATTCATGAACAAGTATATCGACTTCATGAAGAATTATTCAGAGTCAGACGATGCAGTTTCTATGGTCAACGATTATGCTGAATATATGGAAAAATATACGAAGGTAGTAAAAGATTTTGATGCTCTTAAGGATAATGGTCTGAACGACGCCGAATTAAAATATTATTTGGAAGTTCAGAATAAAATAAATACTGACTTAATATCCATACAATAAAATAAAAATTATAGACACTGAGCTATTTTTGCTTGGTGTCTTTTTTTTTGTGTGTGTGTAAAAAAAAAAACAAGAACGCAGATTACCAGGAACTGATTTATATTTGTAAGTAATAAAAAATAACGGAGGTATAAGATGATTTATTTATTTGTATTCATTGGTGGCATATTTATAGGATGTTTGTTAGTAGGACTCCCTTTTGTTAAAACTGGAGTGTTTGGTAAATTTAAGTTGGAGCCCTATGATGACGATGACACTGGTTTTTATACAATTAGTATAGAAATTGAACATAAAGAACTTTTATTACATAAATCTTATGTCATTCTTAAAAAAGAGGAGTCGCAAAAATAACATAGCCTTTAATGGAAACATGTTAATATTTATATTTTTAAGGAGGTTTTCATGATGAAAAATGAAACTATGTTGCACGATGAAATCAAAGCAGAACTTGAAGAATTATCAAAGCTTGAGGTTGGCTCGGATGAGTATGAAACAGCAGTTAATGGTATTAGCAAATTAATGGATCGAGCAATCGAAATGGAAAAATTCGAATCCGATGCTAAAGAAAGAATCGACAGTAAGGAAGCTGAACTTGATTTAAAATATAGGCAATTGGAGGAGGATATAAAAGATAGAAAAACTCGAAACAAGATTAATATTGCTGGTATTGTTATTCCAGCAGGTATAACTATCTGGGGGACAATCAAAACATTAAAGTTCGATCAAAATAATATTATTACATCGACGGCAGGAAAAGAATTCACTAGAAAAATCTTTAATATGTTTAAAAAATAGCATGTAAAGAATTGACGGTGTTGAGGAAACTTGACACTGTCATTTTATTTTGGTTTTATCTCGTAATTTCTACAATTCCTATTATGAAAGACAAAACTTATATTTTAGGAGGTAAAACTATGTATAACAACAAAAAAGATAAGGAAAAAGACACAAAATACAGAAAAGTTGAAGCTATGTAGAGAAGAGGATGTAGTGTAGACGAAATTGTACGCAGCGTCAAATTATCAAAAATGGACGTACTGGATGTTACACAGAAAATATTTGCATTGGGTATGAAACGAGCCTAATCATGGCTCTTTCTTTTTTCGCTATTTTTACAATTCCTATTATGAGATATAAATGTATAATTTTAGGAGGTATTTATTATGAAGAAAACTATTTTAGGAATCGTATTGACTATGGTATTAATGAGTACATATTTGGTTATATTACTGAGTAGTATAAACCATAAACATGAAGTAGAGTTGAATAAAGTAAAGATTGAGTATGAGAATAAGATTAAAGAAAAAGATTCTCAGATTCAGGATTACGAAAATCAAATCTATAACATTGTCGAGGGCAAAAACTATGATGTGGTTATTAATCGTGAAGGTACAAAAATTAAATACACAAAGAAAAATGGCGAAAGTAAATTAGAAAAACTGTTAAATATTAATAAAGAAAGTAAAACTACGTACAAATAATATCTAAAAAGATTGAGCTTCGGCTCTTTCTTTTAATTTTAATAAAACGAAAAGAGTAACTTTTATGAGATATCATTATGAAAAACCAAAAATATATTCCTCTATATTCGGTGTAATTTACACATGCAATCATCCGGTATATAGCATTTGTACATTATATCAGATAGGTAATAAGGGGTTGGCCGTAATTCAGCAGCGATATAATTCGGAAAATAAGTCAACATATTGGACCGAGATAGATCCATGGTTGACAGATCGAATATATTTGCATCCAAAATTCAAGAGTTTTTTCGATGAACGGGCCGGTGAATGTGACGAAGGTATATACCCAACAGTTAGCGTTCGACAGATTATGTGGGCTTTGAAGATGAAGCCATTGAAACGTGAACGATGGGAAACATGTTTTGATAGACGGAGTATTTAGCGAAAATTACAATTCCTATTATGAGATATAAAGTATATTTTTTAAGGAGGAATTGAAAATGATTCTATTTACAATTTTATTAATTACATTAGTAATATTACTTGTAGCTACGGTGATTGGTATTGGATGTATCGGATCAGTAGGTGTAATAATATTTGGCGATGTGATTATTTGTATATTTTTGATAGGATGGATTTTAAAACATTTATTAAAAAAGAAATGCAAAAAATAATCTCAAAGGTTAGAGTCAGCGATGGCTCTTTCTTTTTTCGCTATTTTTACAATTCCTATTATGAAATAAAATCTGAAAGGAGAGCTAAAAATGAACAAACTGATTAAAAGGTGTGCTATCGGAGGTATTATATGGGGTACGCTGGAACTGGGATTTATATTAGGAAAAGGATACATATTAGGTGTATTAAAAGCTTATGATATCTCAGTTATAGAAGCTATAACTTTATATTCCGGTGATAGCAGAAAATCATTACGGTTTATGGCAAAACTAGCAAATTCTGTAGCAGATAATTTAAAAGAAGGAGGACAAACAACATGCAAGCATTAATTGCGATACTGGGTGGAGCCTTAATATATTGCTTATTAATATATTTCGGCGAATAAAACAGTTTTACAGTTATATATGGAGGTCATTATTGGCCTCTTTCTTTTTTTAGGGAGGTATACTATGTCGTTAAAAAAATATTTACAACATAATACGCCGGTCATATTATCAGGTTTGGCTAGTATTGGCGTTGTCGTTACAGCAGTAACAGCAGTAAAAGCGACCCCAAAAGCAATTCAGTTGTTAGAAGAGGCTGAGAAAAACAAGGGAGAAGAATTATCAAAATGGGAGAAAGCAAAAGCGACAGTTCTTACATATCTACCTTCAATTCTTATTGGAGGCACTACGATTATATGTATATTTGGGGCTCAGTCGCTTAATAGAAAACAACAAGCAAGTATAATGAGTGCTTATGCTATGTTAGATCAATCATATAAAGATTATCGTAGAAAACTTAAAGAACTTTATGGGGAAGAAGCTGATCATAGAATAATTGAAGCTCTTGCTGTGGAAAAATCAGAAAAAGTTTCGGTAACAGCATCATGCTTACTTCACGATGTAGACTTATCAATAGGCGAGCACGAGGGGAAGAATGTTTTATGGTATGACGAGTTTTCTAAGCGATTTTTTGAAGCGACTATTGAGAAGGTTCTTACGGCAGAATATCATATTAATAGGAATTATATTTTAGCAGGCGAAGAAAACGTAAACGAATTCTATGAATTTTTAGGTTTAGAAGGAATAGAGAAAGGGGATTGTATCGGTTGGGCTCCTTATGATGAAGGTGAATATTGGATAGATTTTAATCATGATAAAGCACAATTAAAAGACGGAACTAATTTTTATATTATAGAAATGCTATTTCGACCTAGATTTAAATATTGGGAAGAACCGTATTAATTCGTGAAAAATACAATCGCTATTATGGAAAGGAGATGAACGAAATGAAAAAACCAGATTTATCGAAAATTGATTTTGGAAGTTTGATAGTTCCAGTGATTATGAGTGTAGGTGCATTTGTAGGAGCTGTAATGGATAACAAAAAAAATCAGAAAATAGATGAGCTGATAGAAAAAATCGACAATCTCGAAAATAATAAGGAGTCCTAACAAGGGCTTCTTATTTTTATTTTGAAGGAGGTAAAACAATGACACTAAGTAAATTTGTAAGGGATACAAAAAGAATAGTATCTAAACATAGTCCCGAAATTCTTACGGGTATCGGGGTCGCCGGTATGATTACTTCTACCATACTTGCTGTGAAGGCAACCCCTAAAGCATTGAAGCTTATGGAGGATGCGCAACACGACAAGAAAGAAGACCTGACTGTTAAAGAAAAAGCTAAAGCGGTTTGGAAATGTTATATTCCATCAGTATCACTAACCTTAGTATCAGCAGGTTGTCTTTTTGGTGCTAACTCGGTAAATATGAAACGTAACGCAGCATTAGCCACGGCATATAAGTTATCTGAAACAGCGTTGTCAGAATATAAAGAAACTATTGTCGAAGAACTCGGAGAAGAAAAAGCGAAAGATATTCGTGAGAAAGTAGCCCAGAAGAAAATAGACAATACTACACAGCCAAAATCTGAAGTAGTAATTGTCGGCGATAGCAATAAAGTGTGGTTTTTCGAACCGATATCAACAAGTTATTTTCAATCTGAGGTGGAGACCATAAAAAGAGCCATAAATGATTTGAATTATAGAATGATATCTGGAATGGAAGAATATGTAACATTAAAAGAATTTTATAATGAAATAGGTGTTAAATATACCGAATACACTCCAGACCTTGGATGGAATTTATATTCTGAAGGAAAAATCGAGGTTGAAATGGTAGCCACAAAAATGGAAAATGGAAACCCATGCTTAATGCTGGATTATGAGGTACCACCAAGATATAATCCCGGATACATAGATTGATTCGCACAATTTACAAACACTTTAATGGAAGAATATATAAATTTTCATTTGTGAAAGGAGAAGAAATGAAAAACGAAGAGATGGAAACTGAAGTTGTTAATGATGAGGATATTACAATCGAAGGAGAAGAAGAAATGAAAGAAAATTTATTTACTAAAGGAAAAAACTTTATCACTAAAAACAAAAAGAAAATCCTGGCAGTAGGATTAACTTTGGTTGGCGGTGCAGTGGGTTATGCTTTAGGATCTAAAGGTTCTGGTAATGACGATTATTCTCCTCTTGAGAATAATACATCAAATAATCAGATTCCAACACTTGAGAATTCTGATTCTGAAGGAGTTGAAAACGAAGAATAGAATTTATATTTCCATAAGGGAAGCACCTGTAACAAGGTGTTTCTCTTTTTATTTTGGAGGAACACTATGGATCATAGATATTTTTATGAAGGACCAGTGCTTGAATTTGATAAGGTAATTGCTAAATGTTGGCGAGGGGAAACTATAGCATCGTCGAAACGAAAAGCCAGAAGTAATTTGGCATATCAGTTTAAGCGAGCGACAAATAGAACACCGAGAACCAAAATCACAGTACCAGGAGAACTTGAGATTATTGATTAGGAGGTAAAAGCATGGACATGGATTACAAGCCAAATAGCCATAAATATAAAGAAGAAATGAAAGAGAAAAAAGTAGAAAAAGTAGTAAAAGGTAAAGTACGAAGAAAAAAGAAAAGCAGCATGACAAAATTCGCTGATGTTTTTGTCGCTGAAGACGCATCAAACGTTGTGGATTATATTTGGATGGATGTTCTTATTCCAACAATTAAAAACACTATCTCAGATATAATAACAAACGGAGTAGACATGATGCTTTGGGGAGCTGTTAAAGGGAACAAAAGACGTTCGTCCAATACTTATGTTTCTTATAGGGATTATTCAAGTAGAGACAGAAGAGATGACCGGACTGTGACTAGAAGGTATGGATATTCTTTTGACGATATTGTAATTCCTTCTCGCCAAGAAGCTGATGAAGTATTAGAGAAAATGGATGAAATAATTGATAGGTACGATATCGTGAGCGTTTCGGACTATTATGATTTGGTCGGAGAAACAGGAAACTATACCGATAACAAATATGGATGGTCTAGTCTTAGAACTGCTGAAGTAGTTAGAGTTCGAGATGGATACATTATAAAATTACCAAAGCCAAAGGTTATAGATTAAGGAGGCTAGAAATGAAAGATATGGTAAATCATCCTGAACATTATATTTCAAATTCAGGGATTGAGGTAATTGATGTGATCGAAGCGTTTACATCAGATCTTAAAGGAATTGAAGCGACTGATACAGGTAATATTATTAAGTATATTTGTCGCTGGAAACATAAAAACGAGCTTGAAGATTTGAAGAAAGCTCAGTGGTACTTAAATCATCTTATTAAGAAAGTTGAAGGAGACATGCCATCTAAGAGTCCGTGTAATAATGCGCTTAAACATGGTGAATACATGCCGATTAAAGAAGGCAACAAATTAAAATTTTTGTTTGATAATAAAAAAGACGCCACAGAATTCTATTTTAAAGTGTTTGAATTTCTTATGGAAAATGATTACATAACTGAAATAGAAGCCTATAAAATGTATGGTCCGACTGAATGGAATTGTGGCGACGGTTCTAGTTATAATCATGTTATGGTACATAGGTTTATAGACACAGAAGAAACAGACGTTTGTTTAGTATTAACGAGATAGAAAAGGAGATAGTTAATTATGAAAAAGTTTGATATTGTAACTAAAGTAAATAGAACATTTCACAAAGCTGGTTTTCAGCTTAAAAAACATAGCCCGGAAATTCTGGTAGTGACAGGGGTTATAGGCGTTGTGACAAGCGCTGTGTTAGCTTGCAAAGCCACCAGAAAATTAGATTCTGTTTTAGAAGAATCCAAAGAACAGATTGATAAGATAAAAGATTATATTGAAGAAGAAGGATATTCTGAAGAGTATACAGAAAAAGATGCGAGCAAAGATTTAACTATTACGTATACACAGTCGGCGTTAAAAATTGCTAAATTATATGGTCCATCAGTTATTCTTGGAGCTGTATCTATCGGTGCAATCTTTGGAGGACATAATATTCTTCGTAAACGTAATGTAGCACTCGCAGCAGCATATACAGCAGTAGATAAAGGATTTAAAGATTATCGAAATCGTGTTATTGAACGATTCGGAAAAGAGCTCGATAGAGAACTCAAGTATAATATCAAATCAGACACTGTCGAAGTGACAGAACTTGATGAGGACGGAAAAGAAAAAACAAGCAAGGTTACTGTAAATACGGTAGACCCCAATGAGCTTTCAGAATTTGCCAGATTTTATGATGACGGATGTACCGGCTGGACGAAAGATCCAGAGTTAAATTTGGTGTTCTTAAAGAAACAGCAGTGTTGGGCTAATGACTTATTGAAAAGTAGAGGATGGCTCACATTAAACGAGGTGTATGACATGCTTGGCATTACCAGAACTGCCGCCGGAATGGTTGTAGGATGGATTTACGATGAAAAACATCCGGTTGGTGACAATTTCGTAGACTTTGGTATTTATGATATTAACAACGAGGCAAATAGAAGATTTGTTAATGGACTTGAACGAACGATTCTTCTGGATTTTAACGTAGATGGCAACATCTACGACAAAATTTGAATAACAAAAAGTCTTGATAGCATCGGGTCGGATTATATTTATCGTGATACTTTCGACTACCGATGCTATTCGGTATTTTAGGAGGTTGAATAAATGACCGGAAGAGAATTAATCATATTTATTCTTGAAAATAATTTCGAAGATGTAGAGTTTACTAATGTATGTGATATTCTTGGCGTGATGACCGTAAAGCAGGCAGCCCTTAAATGGAACACCGGAGAAGCCACAATAAAAACTTTATTCGAACTCAAAAAAATCCGCGGATGGAAAAATGGAGAAAACATTTATATTTTAGAACAACCAAACCCGTTTAATTAAAAGAGGAGGATGATTATGAACATTTTTTTAAATAAAATATTTATATTTGCAACAGGTGTTGCTGTCGGTTCTTTTATAACCTGGAAAATCCTTGATTCACAGTATGAGATTGTGGATAATGAGTTAGATATGGATAAAAAAGATGATACAGTAGAAAAAAGAGAAGATCCGAAAACAACTAATAAAGAAATCATTGACGAAAATAAGTATACAACATATTCAGATAATAAAAAAAAAGAAAAGGAGGATATTATGGACGGTATCTATGTAATTTCACCAGAGGAATTTGGCGAAGACAATGACTATGGTACAGAAAGTCTGACGTATTATACCGATGGCATTATCACAGACACTTACAATAACGTTATCGAAGACCCAATAGCTTTGATCGGGGATGGAGTTCGTCATTTTGGAGAATATGAGGACGATTCAGTTTTTGTGCGAAACGAAAATAATAAGACAGATTACGAAATACTAGCCGACTACAAATCATACAAAGAAACATTCACTGAGGGACAATAGCTATGATGCGAAACGAATTAAAGACAATTATAAAAAAGGAATACTTCGATTGGATTTACAGTATTGGAAATAATTCGTCGGCTATATCTTATCATGAACTGTTTACGTTTCTCCATGAAATAAAATTTATAAGTGTACTCAAAGATGATAGAAATCGAGCTATGGATGGCGAGAATCTAAGATGGCGATTTGCATATTTAACTGGGCGAGATAAAGTTTTCGACGATATTAGTGAATGTCTTAAGGGTAAATGTTCAGTGTTGGAAATGATGACGGCTCTCGCTATACGATGCGAAGAAGAAATCATGGATGATCCACGAAAAGGTAATCGTACAAACCAGTGGTTATGGCTGATGCTGAACAATATGGGCCTTGGTGGAATGTACGATGGACACTTCGATGAAGACGAAGTTAAAAAAAAAGTAACTATTATGATGGAACGAAGTTATAGTCCAGATGGACGTGGAGGGTTATTTAGAATATATAACTGTCCGGCTGATTTGAGAGATGTCGATATTTGGACTCAGCTTTGTTGGTTCTTAGATAGTATTTCTTAAATGCAGGGGGTTGAACGATGTAATGCTTGATTTTGTAAAGGTTTCTAAACGCCATCCAAAAAAGGGCGTTACCGAAATCTATCCTAAGTTTATTATAAAGAAATCCTCCGATTTAATGATAAGAGGTGGAGATTTCTATGCCGTATGGGTCGAAGATAAAGGTCTTTGGTCTATTGATGAACAGGATTGTTTAGATTTAATAGACCAAGAACTAAAAGCTGTCGCTAATAAAGAAACAACTGACGACGGCTTAAAAGTTGCATACATGTGGGATGGTTCCACCGGGTCGATAGACTCGTGGCATAAGTATTGTCAGAAACAGATGCGAGACAATTATCATCCTTTGGACGAGGAATTGATATTTTCGAACACCAAAACTGACAAGAAGCAGTATGCTAGTAAGAGATTGTCATACCCACTAGAAGCCGGGGACATATCGGCATGGAATAAGCTTATCTCTACTTTATATTCCCCCAGTGAAAGACATAAGATAGAGTGGGCTATAGGCGCAATTGTATCTGGGGATTCTAAGGATATCCAGAAATTCATGGTGTTCTATGGATCGGCAGGTACCGGAAAATCTACAATTTTAAATGTTATACAAAAATTATTTGAGGGTTATTATTCAGTCTTCGATGCTAAAGCATTGGGGTCGAGTAATAACTCTTTTGCTTTAGAGGCGTTCAAAACAAACCCTTTAGTCGCTATTCAGCACGACGGCGATTTGTCAAGGATTGAGGATAACACGAGGCTTAACAGTCTGGTTTCGCACGAGCTTATGACAGTTAATGAGAAATTTAAGTCAACGTATACTAATAAGTTCAATGCGTTTCTATTTATGGGGACGAATAAACCAGTAAAAATTACGGATGGCAAATCCGGATTATTACGACGGCTCATTGATGTTACACCAACCGGAGAAAAATTACCGACGGCAGAATATAAAAAAACTGTCAGAAAAATAGACTTCGAGTTGGGAGCAATAGCCCAGCACTGTAAGGAAGTGTATTTGTCGAATCCGGACTATTATGACGATTATATTCCCACAAATATGTTGGGCGCCTCTAACGATTTTTATAACTTTGTAATTGACTCGTATTCTGTATTTAAAAAACACGACAGTACAACTCTAAAAACGGCTTACGAAATGTATAAGCAATACGTTGAAGATGCAAAAGTCCCTTATCCATTTTCTCTAAGAACATTCAAGGAAGAGCTTAAGAATTATTTCTGGAATTTTGAAGAGAGAATTGAAGGTGACTGTCGTATACAGAATAAATATAGTGGTTTTAGAACTGATATTTTTGAAAATGATATGGGAGGTAAGAAAGAAGAAGATGAACAAGAGAATAATTGGCTTCGATTTGTCGAGGGGTCCGGATCAGTCTTCGATAAAGAATGCCGAGATTGTCCAGCCCAATACGCGAACGAAAAAGAGACCCCAAGAAAACCATGGGACAAAGTCGCAAGCAGGTTATCTTCCATTGACACATCGAAACTTCATTATGTCAAGATTCCAGAAAATCACATAGTTATTGATTTCGATTTAAAAGATGAATCTGGTAATAAATCATTCGAAAAGAATCTCGAAGCTGCTAGTAAATGGCCGGCTACATATGCTGAAGTAAGCAAAGGTGGAGCTGGAATTCATTTACATTATATTTATACTGGAGATCCAACAAAACTAAAAAGAATATATTCTGATGACATTGAAGTTAAAATTTTCACAGGAAAAAGTTCCTTAAGACGTAAACTTACAAAATGTAATGATTTACCAATTGCAACCATCAGCTCAGGTTTACCATTAAAGGAGGAAAAAATGATTAATACAGATGTTGTTCAATCAGAAAAAGGTATAAGAACGACCATTAAACAATGTCTGAATAAAGAACATCATGGGTCCACAGCGCCGGAAGTATCATTTATATTTAAGATACTTGATGACGCGTATAATAGTGGAATGCATTATGACGTATCAGACATGAAAGGTCCAGTGGTAGCATTTGCAGCCAGTAGTACCAATCAATCAGAAAAATGTTTAAAACAGGTATCAGATATGAAATTCAAATCCGAAGAACCAGCAGAGCCGGTAAACAATGACGAAAAACCTTTAGTTTTTTATGATATTGAGGTATTTCCTAATTTGTTTCTTGTTAACTGGAAACCGGCTGGAATAGGCGCTCCGATTGTACGAATGATTAATCCTAGACCGGAAGATATTGAAGATTTAATTAGGTTTAGATTGGTCGGCTTTAATTGTCGCAGATACGATAACCATCTTATTTATGCATGTATGATGGGTTACGATAATAAAGCCTTGTATAATTTATCTCAAAAGATTATATACGGAGATAAAAATTCATTTTTCAGTGAAGCATATAATCTGTCATATACAGACGTATATGATTTTGCGAGTGCCGGTAATAAAAAATCTCTTAAGAAATTAGAAATCGAGATGTCAAGCAAAGCAAACAATCCAGATTCAAAAATGAGCAACGACCTTAGACAGATGCTCAAAAATATAAAACATCACGAATTAGGTTTGCCATGGGATCAGCCGGTACCTGAAGAAAAATGGACGCAAGTTGCCGAATATTGTGATGGTGATGTCATCGCAACTGAAGCAGCTTTTAATTATTTATCAGCGGATTGGACCGCAAGAGAAATTTTGGCGGATTTAGCCGAGATGTCAGTTAACGCCACAACAAATACATTAACTCAGAAAATTATATTTGGCGGCAATAGGCATCCTCAAAACGAATTCCATTACCGTAATCTGGCTGAACCAGTACACAATATAGACGAAGATACATATCAGTTCTTAGCAGATGCGTGTCCTGAAATGATGGAAAAGACACATGGCGATGCGGGATCGCTTTTGCCATATTTTCCTGGATATAAGTACGAATATGGTAAATCCACATACCGTGAAGAAGAAGTCGGCGAGGGCGGATATGTATATGCTGAGCCTGGTATACATGGTAATGTAGCATTACTTGACGTTGCCTCCATGCATCCGCACAGCACTATAGCTGAGTGTTTATTTGGTATAAGATATACTAAAGCTTATCGTGACATTGTCGAGGGTCGTGTGAACATTAAACATGAAGCTTGGGAAGAAGTAAACCATATGCTTGATGGTAAACTCACCAAACATATTCAGCGAGTTAAGAACGGCGAAATGAAATCAGGAGATCTTGCTAATGCTCTTAAGACAGCTATTAACTCTGTATATGGTCTAACAGCCGCCAGCTTTGAGAATCCATTTAGAGATATGCGAAATAAAGACAATATTGTTGCTAAGCGAGGAGCTCTTTTTATGGTTGATCTCAAACATGCAGTACAGGAGAAAGGTTTCACTGTCGCTCATATTAAGACAGACTCTATTAAGATTCCGGACGCTACCCCTGAAATTATTGAGTTTGTTATGGAATTCGGTAAGAGATATGGATATACATTTGAGCATGAGGCTACATATGACAGGATGTGTCTAGTTAATGATGCAGTTTATATTGCTAAATATAAGGACCCTGATGAATGCGAAAATATGTATGGTTATGTACCAGGCGATAATAAAAAACATAAAGAAGATCCTTGGACTGCTACTGGTAAACAGTTTGCAGTACCTTATGTATTCAAATCTTTATTCAGTAAAGAGGATGTTGTGTTCGAAGATTTATGTGAGACTTTCTCTGTATCAAAAGGTTCTTTATATTTAGATATGAACGAAAATCTTCCAGATGTGTCTGACTATGAAAAAGAATTAGATAAACTCGAAAGTAAGTATAAGAAAGGTCAGTTATCTGATACCACATTCGAGCCAGAATCAATGAGACTAAAAGAATTGATAGAACCCGGACATAATTATATTTTTGTCGGTAGAGTAGGTCAGTTTACGCCAATAAAGACAGGTCACGGTGGCGGCGTGCTTTACCGTATTAATGAAAATAAAAACTATGCAGCATCAGGCTCTACCGGATATAGATGGCTTGAATCGGAAGCAGTTAAAACTTTAAATAAAAAAGACTGTATAGACTACAGTTTCTACGATAAACTCGCAGATGATGCTGTAGATGCCATCAATAAATATGGAGACTTCGAATGGTTTGTTTCGGATGATCCATATATTTCGCCAGAACCGGTACCTGACTTTATGACTATACCGGAAGGAATCGAAGACGATGAAATCCCATTTTGCTAAATCGCAAAAAATACAACTCCTTTAATGAGAGAATAGTTTATATTTAAAGGAGGACTTTATTATGGAAGTAACACATTTAACTAACGATCAATTAATTAATTTTAACGCAGATATGTTAAAGGCGAACATTCTTGTTATGACGAAATGGGGGTTTTCTCCAGAACATATTGCTAAAGAATTAAAATGTGATTTAAAAATCGTGTATGAAGTAATGAAAAAAGAATTAAAAAAAGAACTACGATCGAGACATTAAAAAGGATGGACTCAGCGTAAAATACGTTGGGTCTTTCTTTTTTATAAATTTATCCATTTATATTTTAAAAAGAAAGGAATTAATATTATGGAATTAACATTCGCACCAAGAGACATTTTACAGGTTGACGACGCACGAATCATTTACAGAAATTTTGAAGGAGAGCCATCTAAATTTAATAGGGAAGGTGATAGGAACTTTGCTCTCCTTATACCGGAAGAAGACATGGCTGATACCCTTGTCAAGAAGGGATGGAATGTAAAAATCAAGCCACCGAGGGATGAAGATGATTCACCATTTATGTATCTTCCAGTAAAAATTAAATTTAACGATAGAGGACCAGCTATCTATTTAAAGAGTGGAAATAATGTCCGAAAACTCAGTGAGGATGTTGTGGGGTTAATTGATGACATTGATATTCTTAGTGTGGATATGGATATTAGGCCGTACGATTGGGAAGTCAACGGTAAGACAGGGCGAACAGCATATTTGCAGTCTATGCAAGTAACTCAGGAGGTTGACCGATTCGCCGCTAGATTCGCTGAAGAAGAACATCCGGAAGATTAAATCGTGAGGATTACAACTCCTTTAATGAGAAGAAAGGAGTGATTTATATGAGAAAAACTATAATATTTGATGAAAATTCGCCAAGATGGAATAAGAATGAACTCATTAACGGGGCAACACTGGCGGCTTATGAATGTCGGCTAAATGATTGGTTACAGATGTACGGGTGTTTATTATTACGAGACGTATATGAATGTTTAGGCATTCCGATAACAAAAGAATCGATTGTTGCTGGCTGGAGAAGTAGTTCAGTGCCACGATTTGCGTTTGAACTTCATTCCAAATCAAATGGTGTAATTGAAGTCGTATTACCGGATATGGAAACAGATATACGATATGCATTCCCTTCAGAAAAAGAGTCTTAACCAGGGCTCTTTCTTTTATATTTAAACTTTCGCGTGGAAAACAACTCCTTTAATGAGACGAAATGAAAATCATTTATGTTTAAAGGAGGACTTTGTTATGAGAGTAATTATTATTAAAGCGAAAGATTTATTCAAATCTTCTGTAGCTATTGGGGCTGGATTAACAGTAGGCAAATATTTGGGAGACGTAATCAATGCTGAATTCAAAAGTATTGGTCTAGGAATCGCAATATTTGGCGCTAAAAAAGGCAACGAAAGTATGCAAAAGTTTTGTGATAAGTATGAAATCAAGTATAAAGAACCAGAAAACGATGATTCACCAAAAGACAAAATTTTTGGTTTTCATGTCTAGTAACCAGAGAGGGATCTAAGGAAACTTAGGTCTCTTTCTTTTATATTTAACAATAATGCGGTTTAGGTCACAGTGACGACTTCCAGGCACGAGAAACTGCCTTAGCGGAATAAATGTAATACGAGAGCCAGTACCCCGGACGACGCGGCATAGTCCACCGCCCGCATTATTTAACAAAAAAATATTCAAGGAGTGATCTAACATGAAAGCACAAGCTTATTTGGACATGACGAAAAGACAGCAACAAGAATTAACAGACTTCCCGATTGCCTATGCATTTAACGAAAAGCAATTGGAAGAGGCATTGGAGAAATTAGGAGCAACTAAGGAAGAGTGTTGCACATATCTTAACATGGGTGATGTTATGAAAAAGACAGATGTGCCGGCGTTCAAAGCAATGTTGAGAAGACATACCGAGGAACTTCAGAATGCTATGAAAAACGAGCAGTTTGCTGAAGAGACATTCCGGTATGAAATGGACAACCATGAGTATGCTATCAACTGGTCTGGAGATGATGATGTTTTAGCGGCACTTTGTCTTGATAAGCAAATGGTTAAAGACTTCTGTTTAGAAGATGCTTACCGTCGTGCTCGTAACGGCCATATGCGATATATGGAAGAGTTGGGTGTGATTTAAGAAAGGAGATAAGGTTGAAAAAATTAATAAAACATATCAGACGATGGAATATATGGAGAAAGCATTGTCATAATAGAAGTCTTTATAAAATCCTCGTCTTATTCGGCGTGACTAAAAGTCCGACTATGGTCACCGTGTTATTGCCTGAAGAAATACCAAAATTATAAACCGATGGGTGTAATTTAAGAAAGGAGATAAATATGGAAGATTGTTATGATGAGATATTAGTTCTATGTAACGACAAACGAGATCAACAAGAAAAGTTTAACTATATATTAGATAGACTCAACAGATTTAACTATATTAGGTTTATCTATCCCAATTATATTTCATCTGGTGCTCGTCAAATGAAGATTCTATTCATCTGCAATGATGAAAAATGGTATAGAGGTAGGAGACCTACGTTTTACTATGGATACGGCGCTACGTATGTGGATTATATGAATGCCGTTAGATCTACACGTCTGAGCACTTTAGACGATATCGTTATGTGTATGGTCGATAAAGATTAAAAAGGAGCTGTTGATCATGGAAGACTGGAGTAAGAAAGAACCGAGATTCCGTTACATGTTATTGGACAGATTAAGACAGGATTGTGAGTATTACTTACGAATTGGAGGATCAGCTAATTGTCTTTGGGCGGATAGTGAGAAAGAGCAGATTCAAACAATGATTGATATTTGGAATAGTTTCCCGGATAGCGATAAACCTGAATGGCTAACTATGGAACAGATTAAAGAGTTCGCTCAGAAGATGGGCGTTGATATTTGAAAGGAGAACGATATGAACGAACCAATCAAATACGGAGATAGAGTAATGTGCGTTACATTTCCGGGTCAGCCTAGAGGATTTGTAATAAAACAGTACTATCCAACAGCTTGTTCTCAGCAAACACAAATTATATGTGATGACGGGCGAGTGTTTCATGCACCTACTAGCGATTTTGTGAAGATTTGAAAGGAGATAAATATGAGTCTTGATATTCGCTATATAACAAACGGAAGTAAAACAATTTATAGAGTTATCGATGGCGTTACGGATAGCTTTAATGTATATAAAAATCGTGATGATATCCCTAAGAGCATTCGTCACTATGCACCTGAAGGAGAACCAAAATTTGTAGGTCCTGATATGGCTGCTATATTAGGGGTTAGAGATATCTTGTATCCTAACCTCGAAGATTGTGGTCACCCAGACTATCTCGGTAAACGATGCATCGCAGGAACAGACCAATCACCATTGAGAATGATTTAGGGATTGGTATTGTTTTGCCTATTCGTACCGATGGCGAGTTAGAAGGCTCTATCATTATTGAGGTGAAAGGAGAATGAAGATGGCTAAAACGAATTGGGTTATATCCGGCGCAGGGTTTGAAGAGAATTCACCTTTGGCAGATCACAATGAAAAATTCGACCAGTCAGGTTCGTGTAGCGAAACCGATAGCGACATTGCCGACGAAATTTCCAAGACAATCAGACAGGTAAGTATGCAAGTGGTAGAAACTCAAGATGACTTTATATTTCAGACATTACGTGACTTTGGACTTATTACATTTAACATTGTCGTAGAGAAAGAAGAGTTGGTTCAAGCTATTCAGTTAATAAGAATGATGAAAGAATACGGAATCGATATTCATGAACGTTATGATACAGCTACCACACAAGCTGGAATATTCAGGCGTGGATATGAAAAAGGTTTACATGACGGTATAGAAAAAGAGCGTAGTAGAGTTATGGATATTCTGGAGAAAGGAGAATGAGATGAAATCGATAACAGACACTTTACTAGTAAGCATTGACTTATCTGCTAGTGAAAACAATGCAGTATTGATTGTCGGACGAAAGAAACCAAATCAGTCTGTGGAAATCGTGAATGCTTTTGATGGCGAAGAAGCTGTTGCATTATACAAGAAGTTAACTACCGTTAAGAAAGGAGAATGAATGATATTCAGATTTAATAGGTTTGCTATCTTTCCTGTGATGTGTAATTGCTGTAAAAGGTATATTTGGCTTGCGCCGTATAGACGAGCTGACGTATATCATCATATACCAGGGGAATATCTGAAAGAGCGTATTTGTAAACAATGCATACCAAGGTATTTGCCTTATGTAAATGAGAAAGGAGAATGAGATGAAAACTTGGCGTTATATTTATGATGAATTTTTGGAAGTAACCAAAATGGATTTAGAAGTGATCTCTGATTTTCGGCCATGTGAACCTCCATACTATAACGTTTTAATTCCTATGGCTATTATAGTATGGCTTAAAAGCGGAAGTAGTCTTATTTATATTTCGAAAGGAGAATGACCTATGAAAAAACGTGAAATGTTGGGGTTGGTATTTGACTTTGTTATGGTGTTCTTAACCGGCGGGTTATGGCTGATCTGGCTGTTGATTAGATATTTGAGACAGAGTTAGGAGGTTATTATGGCTGAACATAATAAATATGATAAAGATATTTTAAAAGCTTTACAGAAGATTGGTAAACATCTTGAGAGTATTGATAAGAAACTTACTACAGGGGCGGTAATTCCAATTGCTGAAGAGAAAAAAGAAATCGAGGCAACAACGGTACTGCTGTAAAACTACCATATGAATAACTAGGACTCTCTTCGGAGGGTCTTTTTACATACTTGTATGATTTAGAAAGGAGAGTAACATGAGTTGGAATTTAGATGTAGGAACAAAATTAAGACCTTGTTACGTCGACGGGGTAAAAGCTTTATTCCATAGATGGGGACAGCATAGCAGAGTTGTCGAACCGTCACCAATGGTCGGTGGAGCACCTGGAGGAACAGTGTCTTATATCCTTGGTGTTGTAGAGTTTGAAGACGGACGAGTTAAACAGGTATTCCCTGAAAAAATTAGATTTGTAGACAACATGTTCGACGAGTATTACTGGAAAAATAAATCAAAAAACTCTTAATTCGCACATTTTACAGCTCCTTTAATGACAGAAAGAACAGTTATTTAAAGGAGGAAGAACTATGTATAAAGGTAAACACGATTACAAAGAAGAATCTTTAGGCATTGGATTTATAACTATTTGGGGAATCTTATTGATGTCCGCAATTATGTTATTACCAGGCTTAATTTAACTTATTAATCGGTTGAGCTCTAACAAGGGCTCTTCCTTTTTTATTTAATTTATAAGGAGGTTGAACAATGAATATTAAAAATGCTATAAAGACTATGTTTTTTAAAGATATTTTCGGAGGTAAGCATACTAGAAAGAATTGTTTAGATGAAGCTGTTGAAAGTGTGTTAAGCAACACTCCATCTGATAAACAACACAGACATGACGAAAAAAGTTGCATAAATTGTAAATTCAATGCTGAGAGATTAAACGATTCTCCAGATGAATGTTATGACTGTATTATTTATGGAATACCACCAGTTCCAACACAATGGCAACCGGTTAATAAGGAGGATAAGTAATGATTATATCTCGCGTATGCGTTTTGATTGTTGTGTTTATACTGATATCTGTTAGCAGAATGCTACTTAGTAAGATATTTGATGACTGTAGCGAGTTCCTACTTACCCCTTACATATTTTCATGTATGGGGTTTAGTTTCTTTTTGTGTATGTACTTAGTTCAGAAAGGAGTTATTTAGATATGAAAATCAATTTTGATTGTGCTGATGATTGCAAACATAAAGGTGTTTGTAAATATGTTGATGACATGAATAAGCTTGACAAGTCACTTAAAGCGATTAATTCAGCGGGACGTGACCATCTGATAATTCACGTAAAATGTAAGCACTACGTAAGTATTTGGGGTGGTGGTATTAGGGATGGTAAGTAAAGTAGAACCTTTTCTAAGAGACTATCAGATAGACGCAGTAAACAAAATGAAGAATGGCTGTATTCTCAACGGTGGTGTTGGGTCCGGTAAAAGCAGGACTGGTTTATATTACTACTTCAAAGAGAATGGGGGAGCAATGCTGCCAAATCATATTCCTATGAAGCAAAAACCACAGAACCTTTATATTATCACTACAGCTATGAAACGAGACTCTCTTGAATGGGAAGGCGAACTTGCTAACTTCTTATTATCAACAGACCCAGATAGAAACATGTTCTATGGAAATAAAATTGTAGTTGACTCCTGGAATAACATCAAGAAATACGTTGATGTATCAGGAGCTTTCTTTATATTTGACGAAGATAGAGTGTGTGGATCAGGGGCATGGGTTAAGGCATTCTATAAGATTGCTAAAAATAATAATTGGATTATTCTCTCAGCCACACCCGGAGATACATGGAGCGACTATATTCCAGTGTTTATTGCTAATGGCTTCTACAAAAACAAGACTGAATTTCAGAGAGAACATATCGTTTACTCAAGATTTACTAAATGGCCTCAGGTGGATCGATATTTGAACACTGGGAGATTGATTAGACTCCGAAACCGAATCTTAGTAGATATGGATTTCCATAGAGACACTATACCTCACCATGAGGATATTTATGTTAAGTACGATGTGCATAAATATAAGGAAACCATAAGGACTAGATGGGACCCGTTTAAAAACGAACCCATCCAGCAGGCGGCTGGTCTTTGTTATATATTGCGAAGAATTGTAAATGAGGACGATTCAAGAATTGTGGCTTTAATGGAAATCCTTGAGAAAACTCCTCGGGCTATTATATTTTACAATTTCGACTATGAACGAGAGATGCTACTTCATTTAACTTGCGATGATGAATATGTAGGATACGAGATTGCCGAATGGTCTGGACATGCCCATCAGGAAGTACCGAATTGCGAGAGATGGATATATTTAGTTCAGTATACAGCAGGCTGCGAAGGCTGGAATTGTATCAAGACAGACACTATTATATTCTTCTCACAAAATTACAGCTACAAGGTTATGCAGCAAGCATCAGGACGAATAGATAGGATGAACACTCCGTACAGAGATTTATATTACTATCATTTAAAAAGTAGATCTGGTATTGATCTAGCCATATCTAAGGCACTTGCACAAAAAAAGAAATTTAACGAAAGGAAGTTTACAAAATGGGACAAGTAGGTAATCAATTATCAAACAAGGAAGCTGCTACATTAATAAAAAAAATGTTAGAAAGCTACAAGGAACCAAGAGGTAATGGGAAGAGCATAGGCGCACTTATGAATATATTAGCTCTTAGTAAAGCTGTAGAAACTTTGGAAAGTAGTGGTGCTAATCCTTTTCCAGAATCTTGCAACGATCTCAATTGTCGCTTAAATGGTATTGCGGACGATCACGATTTAACGGATCTTACAGACGGACAGTTTGAGGCTCTGAAACAGATATGGCACGACGGATATTGTTCAGGCATAGCGTATGCTAAAAGTTGTGTAGACAAACTTATTAAAAAGGAGTAGCAGATATGAATAAAATTCCTCGATGTTTTGACTGTTTTGGATATAGATATAATCATTGTGTAGTTTTGGCAGAAGAATATTCTAACAGTAACGAATGCCCATTCTATAAGTCAAGAAAAAATATCAATATCGATGAAATTGAATCAGACATTGCAATATATGGCGGTAGAAAGAAGGAATAATTATGGATAAAGAAGGTAATCAGGAAGTATATTTTGATCAGTATTGTGAAAAATGTAAATATTGGAATAAAAAAGACGTAGAAGACCCGTGTAACGAATGCCTCGATACATGGGTTAATTTATATTCTCACAAACCGATTCATTTCCAACCGATAAAGGAGTGAAATAATGACTTGTCCGATATGCAACGGCGATACAAAGGTAATAAACAATCGTCATAGAGATGAAGGGAATAATTGAAAGACGACGAAAATGTAAAGTTTGCAAATATTGTTTTAATGCTTATGAAACTGATGAAGATATATATTTCAAATTAAATAAAAAAGGAGAAAAATAATGATTAAGAAAGCGATTATGGGAACTCTGTTAACAGCTTCTGTGTTTAGTTTTACACCAATAACTGCAAATGCTAATGTTAATATGGGCGATTTTAAAGTCACTTATTACTGGCCAGGAGAAGACAATTGGGGGTATCAAACAGCGACCGGGGTTAGAAGTAGTAACTTATATACCGTAGCAGTTGATCCTAATGTTATTCCCCTCGGAAGTAAAATTCTTATTGATGGTGAAGAATATTTGGCTGTGGACGTCGGTGGTCTAGTTAAAGGTGATCATGTTGATATTTTCACTGAAACACCGATACATAAAACATATACTGCACATGTAGAAATAGTTAGATAATATGTTGGTGTATTGTACGAAATACACAATGTATGTTGATTTATATATTACACTATGGTATGATTTTTACAAGAAATATTTTTTAAATTATTGGAGGAATCAAAAATATGAAGAAAAAAATATTAACTATTCTTTTATGTGGCACCATGATTATATCAGCTGGTTGTGGTGGTGGAGCTGTAAATAATAAATCGAAGAGTGAAGCGACAACAGAGAAGACTCACAAAGAAACAGAGATTAAAGTGTCCCCAGATAAATATACTTACTATGTGAAAGATTATGTGGGTAAAAATTTAGCGAGCGTTGGATACACTGCCTTTGGCGGTTTTCGTGCAGATGAGTATGGTCAAGGTTATGTAAAATTTGTTCTGGAAAATAAAGACGGAAAATATATCGATGCTGAAGACGAAAATGAGTTAAAAAAATATATGGTCGTAGCTCAGGATGTAGAGCCTAACACTGAAATCAAATTTACTTATAGTAAAGATGAAAATGGAAAAGAAGACGATAATCTTGTAAAAACTCAGACAGTCGAAGAAATTTTACTTTATGTCGATAAAGTCGGACTAACCCATGACAAGGTATCTATGACGAATATTAAACCGGCATCTGATGAGACAACCTATTATATTCGTGATTATGTTGGACGAAATTTATACGATTGTGGGTTTACTTCTTTAGCAGAAGATCGACGAGACTCTTATGGTAAAGCATCAATCAAATTAACTCCTAACAGTGGGGATGGTTCTTACATAGATGTAAAAGACAAGGAGTCACTTAAAAATTATGTGGTTACAAAACAAAGTATAGAGCCAAATACGAAACTGACATTTGATATTGGTGATTACGATGTTGCTAAAAACCAAAATATAGAAGAAATCGAATTATCGGTAGCTGCGATAGAAAAATAAAATAGTATAATACATAAAGTATATAAAGCTTGCATCCTTATTGGGGGGTGTGAGCTTTTTTTAATACAAATAAACAAAAAAAAAGGAGATTTTATTATGAAGATTAAAGTATTTGGAGCAACTAACAGTGAAGATTTAGAAAGAATGGTAAATGATTTTTGCATGGATAAGACAATTCAGGATATTAAGTATCAGTCTATGTATGTAGGCACAAAGTTTAATCAGTATAGTGGGGCTATACTCGAAGGAATAATTGTTGATAGAGCTATGGTTATGTATGCAGATTAGAAAGTGAGCGCCAGAAATGTGGTGCTCTTTTAAGTTATGATGAACAGGAAGATGTGTATAAAGAAACTTCTAGCTAGAACTACTGGATTATCCTGTTGTGAAAAAGGTTCTGTCGCTCGTTCTGAAAAATACATCATATGTCCGCAGTGTAAAAAACAAAGTTGTTTTAACAGCTACAAGATAAGAAGGAGGGTCAAACGATGGACAATAACGACATTCTCGAATACGCTCAGAAGACGGGTTGTGACATAGATGGGGACGTAATTTATATTGAAGGTAGGGCGTATTACGTTCATATAATGAAAGGAATTGTTAAGGAGATTAAAAATGATTAAATTAATTGTTATTATGTTTTTAGTGGTGTTTATATTTAAAATTTTTCCCATTTCAAACTATGATAGATGTTATGCGGAAAGAGAAGGCGAAGGATACGCCATTTTTGGTTGCTGTTATGGATTGACTGGCGGAACTCGGAATACCGGTTATTTACAAGAATCTTGCATCAATTGCCCGTACTTGGCATTAGCTGATGACGAAAAGGAGAAAACAAATGATTAAATTAGAAAATGTGGTTCTGGCGAGTCCAGAGCAGATGGAATTTATTATTCAGGGTATGAGAAATCCTATGAACTCATGGGAGAAGAGTGATAGTGGCGTTTGTTTAAAAAGTTTACCATGTCACAGTTGTCATGAAAATAGAAACGACTGCAAGAAAAATATTGATTCTGGTTATGTTCTCGGAGAAAACGACCACTCGCTCATGCAGCGCTTAGCTAAGACTGGCACCGACCATAGAAAATTTATGAGAATGATGCCGGTGTATGTGAGAATTACGGCTCCTTTGTATTGGTGGAAAGAATTTGATACTTACAAAGTTGGTACTGTTGCAAACTCTTGCAGTACCATGCATAAGATTACGGAGAAAGAGTTTACGTTGGATGATTTCTCTTACGAGCATCTATACTCAAAGGGTACGGCAACCAGGAATGACAACGGTAAAACGTTCGAGGATGAATCGTGTTCTGAATTAGGATTTGATCATATTGGTGCTTTGATAGGAATCATTAAATCTCTTAATTGGGCCAGAGAAGATTATATTAAGCATGAAAATAAGGGAGACTGGTGGCAGATTATTCAGCTTCTTCCGAGCAGTTATAATCAGACTCGTAATGTTATGATGAATTATGAGGTGTTAGCGAATATTTACAGACAACGGAAGAATCACAAGCTGGATGAATGGCGAGAGTTTTGTAAGTGGATTGAGGAGCTTCCGTATAGTGAGTTGATTACCGGACTTTCCATCGAGTCCGATCAGGCATTTGAAGAAAAACGTTTTTCGCAACCATTTCCTTGGATTAAGGATGCTGTATATTGCAATAATTGTGAACATTTTCGCGACTGCTTAAACAAAGGGCGTCTTGTCAATGTCACAACCAGCGATGATATTGCAAAAAACTGTTTCGGACCGCAGCGTTATATTAACAAACCTGGATACAATTGTCCGAAGGAGGATTCAGATAATGAATGATGACAAAATATCTGTAAAAGAAGCTTTTGAGAAACTGTATGATTTGTCATGGATGATACAGTCCACAGCAATGGAATATTTGACCGATAAAGACGGTGAAAAAAATAAGAGAATATATTGGAGTGATTGAAAATCGAATTTATAATTTGGAAACGGAGCTGTCTCGCTTTTAAGGAAACCTTGGCGGTTCATTTAAACTATACGAAGAACTCGCGAAAAATACGATTCCTATTATGAGAGAAAGACTAGGCTGGTTCGGTGACGGATTGCGTAAGACCTAGTAGGATAGATGGTAAGTAGCACCTTACCCTTTTCTCTTTTGTATTTCAGCGCAGGAAACATTTCAAAAATATTAGCGAAAATTACATTTTCTTTAATGGAGGAATGATGTATAATTATATACAGATATTGTCCTTACTATTAAAGAAAGGGCTTGCTGAAGGGAGGCAGGTAAATGGAAGACAACATGAAAGAATTTATTGCGTATAGCAGAAAACTTCTGAGAAGTCTTACAAAACTCAAAAAGTTATTAGATGATGCGGAATACGATGAAGCAAAACAGATGCTTGATGAGTTAATTGAAGACACACAGAAAGATATTGAAGCTTAATAGTTGTCTGTATGAAAGAACCTGTGGTTAAAAATCGCAGGCTCTTTCTTTTTTTTACAAAAATTCGTTAAAAATACAGCTTCTTTAATGGAAAGGAGATGGTAACATGAAGACGAAAGAGGATACTATTACATATGAGGTAACTATAGATAAAATAGCACTTAAGAATAAGATTTTTGAGTGGCTGTTTTATATAGGATATAATGGAGTAATTTTATCATTAATTTATTACCATTTGATTCATTAATTTTATTAAAAGACTTGGTGTTATACTGAGTCTTTTATTTTTTTAAGGAGGTTGAAATATGATGCTGTTAATAATTAGCACTATTACTTTCTTGGTTGGCATATTCATCTGCTTAGATGCTGCTTCCGTTAGAGGTACGACTATTGGATATTTTATGACTATAACTTCTGGATTGTTTATAGGTGCTGCCTTATTATTTTTCGGATTTATGGAGTAGAAGGAGATTAATTATGAAAAAGATTAAAAAAATTTACAAAAACAAAAATAAAGAAAATAACAAGAAATATCCAGTGAAAGTTATTTATGACGATGGAAGTCATATTCTTATTCCGGATTCACACCAGTTCGGTAGCTTTTGCACTAAACATGGATGTAGTATGGCGGCTACAAGCATCGCTTTACAATTTTTGGGTATTAAGCAAAAAGACGGTACAGCATGGAATCCGCTTGAGTTATATCAGTATGCTAAAAAATATATCGGCGGATTCAATGGAAGTAAGCTCAGTATATTTGGATGTAAAATTTTAATTAATAAAATTGCAGATGCTCCTAAAGCTAAATGGTATCCAATAACCGGAAGAAATAATAAAGCTGTTAAGAAAAGAATTAGACGAGCTTTAAGAAATGGGAAGATTGTATTGTTCGAACAGAAAGACCCGATACATACAGTTGTATTCTTGGGATTTAATGAAAAAGGAGACAAGGTAAGGATAGCTACTTATGGAAAAGTGCAGGGTACTACTTTAGCTACGCAAGTGAATAGAAAAGCTTTACACGGTGTTTCCGGAGCCAAGCTTCAAAAGAAATGGTTCAGTGGAACTAAATATGGTGCCGGATATTTGATTGTGGGGTGATTGTATGTTATATGCTATTCCATCACGAGAAGAATATGAAAAGATGTTAGAAGGTGTTTTAAAACCAGTATACGGTAAAATGAGCCGGGATGAGTACGATGATCGATATTCTGTTCTAGAATTAGGTGTGATAGAAAATCTGATTACACCACAACAATATATAGATATGTTTAATCAGCTATTAGTTATGTATCAAGATTCTAGACCGAGCTTTGAAGATCATTTTGGACCAAGAGAATTTATTTAGGAGGTTGTTGTGATATTTATAGTTAAAGTCGGCGACGATTATACGGAAGAAGATTTGATGAGTTTACACAAAAGACTCTCGGATGAGTTAAATGAGGGAAAGAATAATACAGTTATGTGTTTGCCTCCCGATTGTGATTATGACTGCATTAATGAATATGACTTGAAAAATACTGAAATCGTAGTCAGCAAGATTTAAAAGGAGGTTATTGTGTTATGGGCGGTCACAACATAAAAGAGAATGGATCAGGTAAATATGATCCTACAGCATATAATGCTATTCGAAATGTCAGCATGGACGAGCAGGCCGAAGAAGAGAAATTTAAGAAGCTTCTAGGCACTATATTTAATTTATGTGAATTGTCAGGTTTTCATCTGGAAGAAAGAATAGTAGTTAAAAACAAACGAACAGGAAGGATTTGGAGGTAATAAATATGGGATGGTTATTTACAATCGGTTTTATGATCGCAGGTTGCGTTACTGGAAATACGGACGCATTTACATGTGCCGGATTATTTGCCATAGCCGGAGCAATCGCTTTTAATCGTGGTGGTAAGTAGAAAAGACTTATGGTAAAGAAAAAAGGGAGACCTAAAAAAGAAGATAATAAGGTGTTTGGTTACAGATTAAGACTGACTAAGGATGAGTACGAACGGCTTGATAATTTAAGTAAAAAGACTGGCGAAACAAAAATTGATCTACTTTTAGAGGGTTTTAAAATGGTGGAAAATTTGAAAAAAATCCATTTTAACGACGATTAATTGGATATCCAAAAAATGCGAAATGATTAATTGGATATCCAAAAAATAGATTAAAGGGGATGATAAATGAAAGAATAATTGGATACACAATAATTACGGTCAGAAGTAGAAACTATTAATTGGATATCCAAAAAATACAAAAAATAAGAAAATTTTTAAAAATTATGCAAAAAACTTAACTTTTGACCGGATTTTGAAGGATTTTTAGCATTTTTAGGTGTTTTTAGGGTTTCGTATAAGAAACGAACAACTTACTATATAAAATTATTAAAATATTAATATTTTCGTATAGCTAATATAGTGTTCCTTATACGAAACTTCTATTAAGAAAGGAGTACCGTATGACTGAACAGAATTATTTGGAAGCGTTTGCTTATAATCTTGATTATATTATACAAAACGAAGGTATTAGCCAGAGTGAGCTAGCTAAGCGAAGTAATATAGGAAAAAGTACGATAAGTAAATATTTGAACGCAAAACAGATGCCTACCATGAAAACAATATCAAATATTTGTTATGCTCTTGGTTGTGAGTTTGAAGATATTATTCCACTTACATCGTCTTTAGTCGAGATATAAAAAGGAGAGCGATATGCATAAAGAAAATAGTTTTAATATTGATGAGTGGTTATGGGATGAGTTTAATCTCTCAGGAGTATTCTACGGCCAAACTATTGATGATGTGATATATGCTAAGCAGATTGGAGAATATGAGATATGCTTTGTTATGGATAATAATAAAAAATACATATATGACGCAAGCCAACAATACACCAGACGTATCCCAAACGGTTTTAACGAGCTAACAGAAAAATGGTTCCATAAAGATGCTCACATCAGATTATATTCTAAAATAAGACAATCAGGGATTCGTCAATCTGAATTATCAGAAATGACCGGGATATCTCAAGGAACCATAAGTAACTACATGAATGGATGTACATCACCGACAATCGATAATCTTTTTAAGATTGCTAAAGCATTAGAATGTCGAGTAGAAGATTTTATTTACGTCGAGGATGTATATCGCTAATTTTACAAGTTCTATTATGAAAACATAAAGTTAAAATTATTTAAGGAGGATTAAAACATGAAGAAGGGTGAAAGGAAGAAGAACTTTGAACAGGAAACTAAGGAACACTATGGGACACATTGTAAATCAGGCCGATATCCGTGGGAACCGGTTGACATTCATGTCTTAAAGAGGTTTTTGAGAAGTTTGCTAAAGAACATCCTGAACAAATTATAAAATAAGATAAACTTTATATTTCAAAAGACCGAGGCGCTAGTCTAACTAGCCCTCTTTTTTTGTTGGAAAGGAAATGCACATTGAATTCATTTAATACAAAAAGAAAAGGAGTTGCTGTGACAATAGTTGAAACCGGCGAGACATTTAATTCTATCAAAGCTTGTGCTGACTATATTGGCGGAAACCCAGCATATATAAGCAGAGTCATCAATCATGAACCAGGATTTAATACATGTAAAGGATATCACATAGTTAAAGAAGGTGAGGACCCGGTAATAAAAGAAACACCACAAATAATAATAGTTGAGACAGGAGAGAGTTTTAATACAATTCGAGAGTGCGCCGAAGCCATACATGGTAGCTCAAGTGTTGTATGCGATATTCTGAATGAAAAGAGAAACCGTAAGACGCATAAAGGATACCATTTTAAACGAGTGCGAACAAATTAGCACGCTAAAATAACATCCCCTTTTATAGAGAGAAGATAACCGATTTGTTGTCTTCTTTTATTTTTGGATTTTAGCTCAGGAGGGAGAGCGCCGGCCTTATAAGCCGTATGCCGTGGGTTCGACTCCCACAAATCCAATATCTGTGGAAAGGGGTTCGGTTATGCGTGAGAGTAAATTTCAGGCAGATTTAAAAAAAGAATTAAAGAAGAGGTACCCAGGATGTATCATAACAAAACTTGATTCAGGGGATATTCAAGGTATTCCAGATTTTCTCATTCTTTACAAGAATCGTTGGGCTACTTTAGAAAACAAAAGAAGTAAGACTGCTTCGCATAGACCGAATCAGGAATATTATGTGAGCAAAATGAACGACATGTCGTTTTCGAGATTCGTATATCCCGAGAACAAAGATGAAGTGTTAGAGGAACTTGATCAGCACTTCAATTAAGGAGGCAAAACATGATATTTGAAAAACACGTAAAACTTGAGGGTTTACATGCGCCGTTTAGTGCAAGCTCTAGTGCTTGGCTTAGATATAACGATGATAAAGCATTAGAAGTGTATAACAATAAAAAAGCCGCAGAAATGGGAACTAAATTGCACGCATGGGCTAAACAGACAATTGATTTAGGAATAAAACAACCTCGCTCTAAAAAAACACTTTACTCATATGTTAATGATGCTATCGGGTTCAAGATGAGCACAGAGGTTGTTTTGTTTTATTCTGAGAGATTCTTTGGTACAGCGGACGCTATATCTTTTAGAAACAACATGTTAAGAATACACGATTTAAAAACCGGAAAAACCGGAAAAATAGAGGACCATATAGAGCAGCTTGAAGTATATGCGGCTCTATTTTGTTTAGAGTACAAGGTTAAGCCCGGATCAATTGATACAGAACTTAGATTATATAAACAGGATGAAGTGTTAGTTCATCATCCAGAAGTAGACACCATAACGCATATTATGGATAGAATCATTCACCTTGATAAATTATTGGCATCAGTAGAGTGTAAGGAGGTATGACCATATGAATCATATATCAGAAGAGATTGAATCATATTATGGCTGTGGTTCTGAAACAGATAAAGAAGTGTTAGAACATTATGGTATGCCTCGTCGTTCTGGTCGCTATCCTTGGGGGTCTGGGGACGAACCTTATCAGCATAGTAGAGACTTTGTTAGTAGAGTAGAAGAGATGCGTAAATCAGGATTTACATACACTGACCCAGAAACAGGTAATAAATATACCGGAGACAATGCTATTGCAAAGCATCTAGGGTATTCATCTACTGATTTTCGTACAGTGTACGCAATCGCAAAAGATGCTCGTAGAACTGACGATGTAGCTACTGCAAAGCGACTTAAAGAAAAAGAAGGGATGAACGTATCAGAGATTGGTAGAAAAATGGGCATCAACGAATCCTCAGTAAGATCGCTTCTTAATTCAGATCGTGAATCTCGAATGAAGCAGGCTAGAGATACTGCTAACTTTCTTAAAGAAAGAGTTGATAGTAGCCGACACGGTATGATTGATGTCGGAAACGGTGTGGAAAAAGAGCTTCGCATTTCTAAAGAAAAATTAGATCAAGCGTTATTTATGCTTCAGGCAGAAGGTCACTATGAAGTATATAGTGGTCGTTTCGATCAGGTAACAAATAAAGGTCAAATGACAACACAAAAAGTATTATGCAAACCAGGAACTGAGCATAAAGATATTTATCAACTCGATAAAATTGATACTGTGAAAGATTATATTTCGAGGGACGATGGAAAAACTTTTGAAAAGAAATTCCATTATCCAGAAAGTATGGATTCTAAGCGATTAAAAATAAGATATGCTGAAGACGGCGGTGTAGAACGAGATGGTCTTGTTCAGCTTCGGCCTGGTGTTCCTGATTTATCACTTGGCGAATCTCGATATTCTCAGGTCCGTATCATGGTTGATAATAAGAAATATATAAAAGGTATGGCAGTATATGGTGATCCGAAGGATTTTCCGCCAGGTGTTGATGTAATATTTAACACAAACAAACACAAAGATAAATCTAAACTGGAAGTATTGAAAGATATTAAGTCTGACCCTGATAATCCATTTGGCTCACTCATTAAAGATGCTGACCAAGGTGGACAATATTGGTACACGGATAAGTCTGGTAAAAAGAAACTTGGTCTTATTAATAAAAGATCAGATGAAGGTGATTGGACTGAATGGAAAGATGCACTTCCTTCTCAGTTCCTATCAAAGCAAACAAAATCTATGGCTGAAAAACAGCTCGGTATAGCTAAAGCTAACAAAGAAGAAGAGTTTGCAGAGATTATGGCACTTACTAATCCGACTATTAAAAAATACTATTTAAACAAATTTGCTCAGTCGTGTGATTCAGCGGCTGTGCATATGAAAGCGGCAGCATTACCAGGACAAAAGTATCACGTAATATTACCAATGACAACAATGAGCGATCGAGAAGTATACGCTCCCAATTATGCGGACGGAACTAAACTTGCTCTTATCAGATACCCTCATGGTGGGACCTTCGAAATACCTATCGTTACAGTAAATAACAAAAATAAAGAAGGTATTAAGATGATTGGTAAAACTTCTGTTGACGCTATTGGAATTAATAGTAAGGTGGCAGAACGATTGTCTGGAGCTGATTTTGATGGCGACACTGTAATGTGTATACCTACAGGTAATGGTAAAGTAAAAGTTGCTAATAAACCACCATTGAAAGAATTGGAAGGTTTCGATAATAAGTTAGAATACGGAACAGTGATGAAAATTGGCCCTGATAAAAAAGAACATTACTATCGTAATGGCAACGAAGTTCAGATTATGAAGAAGACTGATACCGAGATGGGACGAATTTCAAATCTTATCACCGATATGACATTGCTTGGGGCTGACGATCACGAAATAGCCCGAGCTGTTAAACATTCAATGGTTGTAATTGATGCCGAAAAGCATAAGCTCGATTACAAAGCTTCTGAAAAAGATAACAATATATCAGCTCTTATGAAGAAATACCAAGGCAAAGCGAGAGGTGGAGCTTCTACTATTGTATCTCGTGGTTCAGGGGAGAAAGATGTAGTCAAACGACAAGGAACCCCTAAGATTAATCAGAAAGGTAAAGATTGGTATGACCCGTCAAGACCAGAAGGGGCTTTGATTTACAGAAAAGCCGACGACGCTGATTACATAGTAACTAAGGTTAATAAACGTACTGGCGAAACCACAGAAGTGGTTAAGACTCGGACTCAGAAGTCTACTAAGATGGCAGAGACTGACGATGCTATGACATTAGTATCCGAGCGTAAACATCCTATGGAACTCGTGTATGCTGAATACGCCAATAGTATGAAAGCAATGGGAAATAAAGCACGGACTGAAATGGTGAATACCGGGAAAATTGCCTATAATAGAGATGCTAAGAGAAAATATGAAAATGAAGTAGAAAGTCTTACCGAAAAACTTAGAAAGGCTGAGCTTAATACTGTTAGAGAAAGAACTGCCAATAGAATGGCGGCGGCCACTGTCGCGGCTAAGAAGAAAGCAGCCGAAGATGCCGGAGAGAAATTAAAGTCTAAAGATATTAAGAAAGCAGGACAAGTTGCTCTGACTAAATATCGTGAAGAAGTTGGATCTATCGCAAGAAAAGAAAGAAATATTATCATTAACGATAAAGAATGGGAAGCTATTCAATCAGGCGCTATTAGCGAGACAACTTTAAAACGAATACTTAACAATTGTGACCCGGATTCGTTAAGACAGCGTGCGATGCCTAAAGAATCAAAGACACTTACCACAGCTAAAATGAACCGAATCAAAGCGATGTCTGCATCGTATACAATAGCACAGATTGCAGATAAGCTTGGCGTTTCTACGTCAACTGTTTCTAAGTATCTTAAAGCAGCATAAAGAAAAGGAGTGAATTTGAATGACTAATGATTGTAGATTAACTACATTTGATAATCCTTTTGACCCATTTGAACAGTTCACTCAATGGTTTCTGTTTGATGTAGAAAAAGGTTACAACACTTGCTCGATATTAGGTAGGATTGAGCAGATTACTGATGATATGTCAGAAAAAGAGTCTGATGAAGAGCATGAAAGAGCAATCGATACAGTAATTGATAACGATTTCTTAAATATTTACAAAAAAGTTTGGCGAAATGGAAAACGTTTACCAACAGAGAGTAAGACACCAGCATAGAGAGCTAAAAAGACATAGGGGGGGTCTCGAAAATTACACCCCCCTCCATGCATCGCGCCGGTCCTCGAAAAATCTGCGGAGGTTAATTTATATTTCACAATCCGGGAAAAATTCTAGGTTGATTCCATTTATATTTATTATTAGTTGGAGGTTTTTATATGGAAGAATGGAAAAACATAAGAGGTAATCCGAATTATATAGTATCTAACACGGGTAGAGTTAGAAGAAAAGGAAATAACAAGGATCATTCAATGCGAGATACAAAAGGTTATCTTACAACTGATTTATATAGAAATGGTAAACGAAAAAAAGCTAGAGTCCATCGTCTCGTTGCTGAGGAATTTGTTCCAAATCCTTATAATAAACCAGAAGTAAATCATAAAGATGGAGATAAACACAATAATAATGCATCAAATCTTGAATGGGTAACTAAAAAAGAAAATTGTAGACATGCTTGGGATAACGGTTTAGTTAGACCATCATACGGAATGCAAGGTAAGAAAAATCCAAAAGCAGGTAGACATGGAAGACCGTTTATGATAGTTGAAACTGGTGAAATTTTTAAGACTCTCGAAGAATGTGCTAAAGAAATTAACGGAAACAATAGACATATAAATGATTGTCTTAGGGGTAGGCAGCGAACCCATAGAGGATATCATTTCAAATATTTATAAATAATATTATGCGGTGTTCAGAGGGGTTTATAGGTATTACTTGGTTGAGTTGATGGTTTATTAAGTTTTCTGGTTACTTTTGTCATACGGTTTATCTCCTTTCGCCTCCTAAAAAGTAGGTCGTTCACCCTATAAACCCTTCTGAAGACCACATAAACTATACAAATAATACATGAGAGGAGGTTGTGAATATGGCTAAAGTGAAAAAAACTGGTACTACTCGTAAGATTAGACCAGCAATGACTCCGGAAGCTAGAGAGAATCAGATGATTGCTCTTGCTATGGACGCAGCTGAACGACAACTATTAGACGGTTCAGCTTCTTCTCAGGTGATAACACATTTTTTAAAGCTCGGTACAGAAAGAGAAAGACTTGAACGAGAGAAACTTGAGAAAGAGAATGAACTTCTTAGAGCAAAAACAGAAGCTATAGAATCTGGAGAAGAGATGAAAAGTTTATATGAAGAAGCCATCAAAGCTATGAGAAATTACGCAGGACAAGGTGATGCTGATGAGTATTAAAACATACAGCGAATTAATCAAAATACCAACGTTTAAAGAACGATTCCGATACCTTAAACTACCCGGACAAGTTGGTGCTGACACTTTCGGATTTGATAGATGGCTTAATCAGGCATTCTACAAATCTAAGGAATGGCTCGCTATTCGAGACTTTGTGATATTCAGAGACAACGGTTGTGATCTTGGTATAGAAGGTCGAGATATCCATGGACGAGTTTTAATTCATCACATGAACGCCATAACAAAAGAAGATATTTTGAATAGAAGCGATTTTTTATTAAATCCAGAGTATTTAATTACAACAATGAAAGTTACACATGATGCTATTCACTATGGTGATGAAAGTATATTATTTGTTGAACCGACAATTAGGACGAAAAATGATACTTGTCCATGGCGTCACGATTAACAAGAAAGGAGGTATTACTGTGGAAAGTATACTTACGTCAATTAAGTTGCTACTTGGAATCACAGAAGATTATGATTATTTCGATACTCAAATAATTACCCACATAAATTCTGTTTTTATGATTCTCACACAGCTGGGTGTTGGTCCCCCAGAAGGATTCATTATTAATGATAAGTCTAATACATGGAATGAATTTATCCCAGATGGAAAGAATCTTGAACTTGTAAAATCATATGTTCATTTGAAAGTTAGAACACTTTTTGACCCACCTTCAAGTTCCGTTGTCATGGAAAGCACTAATAGAATGATTAATGAATTCGAATGGCGTCTCAATGCAGCAGCGGAATCTAACGCACAGGAGGTGAACAAAAAATGAATGATTATGTTTTAATGCATCATGGTATAAAAGGTCAGAGATGGGGAATTAGAAGATATCAGAATAAAGACGGAAGTCTTACTCCGGCTGGACGCAAGAAAGTGGTTAAGCTGAAATCTCAGTATACTGAATTGACTGGAAAACAGCTTAGACGGAGTCCTACTAAAAAATCAAGTTCTTCCAACAGTGAATCAAAATCTCAAAATGAAAGTTTAGAAGAGAAGACAAAAAAACTTCAGACACAGAAGTCTTATCTCCAGACACAGAAAGACGTTCTGGATTTACAGAGGCAAATTTCGGCGATGAGTCCACGGAAGATTTCTAAAGGGAAATCGTTTGTTCAGAAGTTTGGCGGAACAATTGCTAAAACAGCATGGAACGATGTAGGAAAACCAACCCTTAATAAATATCTTGAAAAAAAATTGGGTTTGAAGGACACAGTTAGTGAGTCCGAACGATTGGCGAAAGAAGCCAAAGATTACGAAAATCGACAAAAAGTCGATAAAGGACAGCAGTATTTCAAAGAAGGAAAATACGCCGAGAAGAAAAAACATGACAGTTCTAATGAGACTGAACGAACAGAAACTTGGTCTGGTACTGTAGAAGGCGAGGGTACCAGTAGAGCTAAACGTCAACAGAAAACTCGATCGGGGCGAAACGATGAACCAATCGATGTTGAATGGACAGAAGTTAATTCTGACAGAAGACCAAATTATCCTCTGTTGCCAGTGAAAAAGAAGAAAAAGAAGTAGGTGAATAATCATGGCTTTATCAAACACTGCCACGCCAAAGTATTACGGCATGTTTCGTGAAGCCGTAATGAGAGGCGAAATTCCAGTCTGTGAAGAGATGGAAATGGAAATGAATCGAATAGATGCTTTAATTGATAACCCTGGGGTTTGGTATGATGACCAAGCAATTCAGGGTTTTATTAATTATTGCGAAAACGAGCTTACTCTAACCGATGGTGAGGATTTACACCTACTTGATTCATTCAAACTTTGGGCCGAGCAAATATTTGGCTGGTATTACTTTGTTGATCGAAGTATCTATGAACCAGATCCAGATGGGCATGGTGGACATTATGTAACCAAAACACTTAAGAAACGATTGATTACTAAACAGTATTTGATTGTAGCTCGAGGTGCTGCTAAATCAATGTACGCAAGTTGTATACAGAATTACTTCTTGAATGTTGATACAGCAACAACTCATCAGGTTACTACGGCCCCGACGATGGCCCAGGCTGAAGAAGTTATGTCCCCGATAAAAACCGCGATCACAAGGTCGAGAGGCCCACTCTATAAGTTCTTAACTGAAGGTTCTATCCAGAACACGACTGGATCTAAGGCAAATCGTGTTAAGCTGGCTTCGACTAAGAAGGGAATTCAGAATTTTCTGACAGGTTCACTTCTTGAAGTCAGACCGATGTCAATTGATAAGCTTCAGGGTTTACGAGTTAAAGTTGCAACTGTCGATGAATGGTTATCTGGAGACATTCGAGAAGATGTTATCGGCGCTCTTGAACAGGGTGCTGCAAAAGAACAAAGTGGCGGTAAGAATGACGACTATCTGATTATCGCTATTAGCTCAGAGGGTACGGTCCGTAATGGTAGTGGTGACACAATCAAAATGGAATTAATGAAGATACTTAAGGGCGAGTACAATGCTCCTCATACTTCTATCTTCTGGTACAAACTTGATTCCATCGATGAAGTATCCGATCCGGCAACATGGCTCAAAGCAAATCCTAACATCGGAAAGACTGTTACATATGATACTTATCAGTTAGATGTAGAAAGAGCAGAAAAGAACCCAGCAGCAAGGAACGATATCCTTGCAAAACGATTCGGTATACCTATGGAGGGTTATACATACTTCTTCACTTACGAAGAAACGCTCCCTCATAGAAAGAAAGAATACTGGCAGATGTCTTGTGCTCTTGGGGTCGATTTATCGCAGGGTGATGACTTCTGTGCTTTCACATTTATGTTCCCATTACGAGATGGATCATTTGGAATCAAGACTCGAAATTACATAACAGAGTTAACACTTATGAAATTGCCGTCTGCTATGAGAATCAAGTATGACGAGTTTATGAAAGAAGGTAGCTTAATAGTTATGCCTAAAACGGTTTTGGATATGATGGACGTTTATGAAGACTTAGATAATCATATCGCCGAAAGAGAATACGATGTTCGATGCTTTGGTTATGACCCATACAATGCTCGAGAGTTTGTTGAGCGATGGGAACGAGAGAATGGTCCATTCGGAATTGTTAAAGTAATTCAAGGAGCTAAGACTGAGTCTGTTCCTCTTGGTGAGTTGAAGAAACTTGCCGAAGAGAGAATGCTTCTATTCGATGAAGACTTAATGACATTTACCATGGGTAACTGTATCACCCTTGAAGATACAAATGGAAACCGAAAACTTTTGAAGAATCGATATGACCATAAGATAGATGCTGTCGCAGCTATGATGGATGCTTATGTCGCCTTCAAGATTAATAGAGAAGCTTTTGAGTAAGGAGGCTAACATGGAATTAAAAGAAACCATTGATCTCATGAATAGTGACAATTATAAAGAGAGATTAAAAGCCGAGTATCTTCAGGTAAAGATTCGTTATGAAAAATTACGAAAGATGCTCGTTAAGTTGGATGCCGGAACACTCGACTTCACTCCAAAATGCACTAAAGCATTACTTCTTGAGCAGAAGCGATATATGGGTGAGTATATCCGCTGTTTAGAAGTTAGAGCTGAGGTTGAAGGCGTAGAGCTCGAATAGAGGTGACGATTAATGATGAATGATAACGAATTAATGCATTATGGTGTTCTCGGTATGAAATGGGGGGTACATAGAGGTAGAGTTGCCCAGTCATACGGTAAAGCTGTGGCTAAAAGAAATAAGCTTGACAAACGAGTGGAAGTTGCAAAAGCTAAAGCTCAGAAAGCCACAGTTAAAGCTAATACTGGAGTGTCTGCCAAGTACAAAAAGTTACAGGCCACGGCTGATAAATACCAGCGTAAAGCTGATAAGAAGAAATACGGATTTATTCCGAATCAGAAGAAAGCGGCTAAGCTTCAGGTTAAGGCTGATAGAGCTCAGTTCAAAGCCAACAAGTACAAAGATAAATCTGAACGTCGCGATATGAAAGCGGGTAAAGCTCAAACTGATTACATTCGTGCTCAGCGTAAAGCTCAGAAGTGGGCTAAACAGATGGATAAGACGTTTAAAGGTAAGAATATTTCTCAAATGAGTAAAAAACATAAAGATTCGGGAAAGAATTATGTAAAAAGAAGATTAGCTTAAAAGCGGCAAATCTATAGAGCGAAAACCGAGAGGTGACGGCGAGTAGCTCTCTGTCGCTTAACCATAAAAGGAGAAAATCAAAATGGGAATTAATATTGGAACAAGGCTGAAACACGCCTTTAATGCTTTTATGAATAAAGATCCAACTTTTATACCTAAAGGATCGAGTTATTCTAGCAGACCAGATAGACCCAGACTTTCTCGAGGAAATGAACGGTCTATCATAACTTCAATATTTAACCGTATTGCTCTCGATGTCGCTGGAATAGACATCAAACATTGCAGACTCGACGAAAACAATAGATACATAGAAGATATTAAGTCAAATCTTAATGAGTGTCTTAGTACAGAGGCTAACATCGATCAGACTGGACGAGCATTTATTCAGGATGTAGTTATGTCTATGCTTGATGAGGGCTGCGTTGCTATAGTACCAGTAGACACCACAATCAATCCAAAGATCACAAGTTCTTATGACATATTGTCTATGCGAACTGGAAAGATTTTAGATTGGTATCCAGAACACGTAAGAGTTCGAGTGTATAACGATAAGACTGGCGAGAAAGAAGATATTCTTCTACCAAAGAAACAAGTTGGCATTATTGAGAATCCATTATATGCAGTTGTAAATGAGCATAACTCAACCATGCAAAGGTTAAAAAGAAAGCTGGCTTTACTGGATGTGACAGATGAACAAACGGCATCCGGTAAGTTGGACCTAATTATACAGTTACCTTATGTTGTTAAAACAGAAGCAAGGCGTGAGCAGGCTAATCGACGACGACAGGATCTCGAAGAACAGTTAGCTGGTTCTAAGTATGGAATAGCTTATGCTGATGGTACTGAGAAGATAACCCAGTTAAATCGATCACTCGAAAACAATCTTCTAAAGCAAATAGAATACTTAACTAATATGGCGTATAGCCAGTTAGGTATTACACAAGAGGTTCTCAATGGAACCGCAGATGAAAAAACTATGCTGAACTATATTAATAGGACAGTTGAGCCTATTCTGTCAGCAATTGTGAACGAAATGAAACGAAAGTTTCTCACTAAAACAGCTCGGTCACAGGGACAGTCGATCTCCTATTTCACAAACCCATTCAAGCTTGTTCCAGTTAATGAAATAGCTGAAATCGCTGATAAGTTTAATCGAAATGAGATTATGACATCCAACGAGATAAGGCAGGTAATCGGAATGAAACCATCTGATGATCCTAAGGCAGATGAACTTACAAACAGTAATATAAGTCAGCCTGACCAAACTATGCTGCCTTATGATGAAATGACTGAAGATTCTGAAGAAGGAGGAGAAATTCAAAATGGGTAGTTATGACTTTGGCGGATGGGCTACACGAAACGATTTAAAGTGTAGTGATGGAAGAACAATCCGCAGAGACGCATTCAAAGATAATAATGGATGCAAAGTCCCATTAGTTTGGAATCATGAACATAATGACCCGAATGCTGTATTAGGTCATGCCATGCTTGAAAACCGTGATGACGGCGTTTATGCATATGGTAAGTTTAATGATACTGAACAGGGGCAACATGCTAAGAAATTACTCCAGAACGGGGATATTAGATCCTTGTCTATTTGGGCTAACCAGCTTAAACAGATTGGTTCTGATGTAATGCATGGGAATATTAGAGAACTTAGTCTTGTATTATCCGGAGCTAATCCTGGAGCATATGTAGACTTTGTAATGGCTCACAGTGAAGGTGAAGAGGATACTATGTATGCTTCTTATGATGAGAACATCACGCTCTATCACTCTGATGAGCCTAAAGAAAAGAAAGGAGAACCGGATATGGGAGACGATAATAAAGCACCTGAAAATTCTGGATCTAAAAAAACAATACAGGAAGTTATTGATAGTATGACCGAAGAACAGCAAGAGGCCATGTATGCAATGGTCGGCCAGGCTCTTGAAGAGAATGGCGTATCTGATGACGATAGTAATGATGATGAGGAGGAAGATGGAATGAAGCATAACGTATTCGATAAAGAAGAAATGCAGCAGCCAAATGTACTTAGCCACTCCGATGAGGAAGCTATTATTTCTTTAGCTAAACAGAGTGGTGTAGGTAGTCTAAAAACAGCTATGGAAATTTATGCTGAGGAGAACTTTGGTGATACTCTCGCGCACGGTGTATTCACTGATGCTGATACTGAGAAATTATTCCCAGAGTACGAGCTGCTTAAGAAAGGCGAACCTGAGACACTGGAAAGAGACCAGAGCTGGATTGCAGCAGCAATTTCTAAGATTCATAAATCTCCATACAGCCGTATTCGTACAAGACAGGCAGATGCTCGAATTGCTGAGCTGAAAGCTAAAGGTTACCAGAAAAAAGGTAACTACAAACAGAACATGGAAGATATCAAGATGATTGGAAGAACAACTGATCCTCAGACTATCTACATTAAGGACGATATGCATCGTGATGACATTATTGATATCACTGATTTCGATGTAGTGGCATATCAGTGGAATCTCATGCGCCATATTCTTAATGAGACTCTTGCTATGGCGGCTTTAGTCGGTGATGGTCGTGAAGAAGGAGACCCTGATAAGATTCACGAAGATCATATCCGTTCCATTTGGCATGATGACGAATTATATTGTATTCATCAGGATGTAGACTTTGAAGCAGCGAAGACTAAACTCCAGGGAACAAATACTGGAGCAAATTTCAGCGAGAATTATATCAAGGCTGAAGCTATGATTGAGGCGGCTTTATACTCTCGTGAAAAATTCAAAGGTTCTGGAACACCGGATCTTTACTGTACGCCACATCTGTTAAACGTTATGTTATTAGCTCGTGATCTGAATGGTCGTAGAATCTATGACTCCAAGTCAGATCTTGCAGCAGCTCTTAACGTTGGTGAAATCCACACTGTAGAGCAGTTCGAAGGACTTCAGAGAGAAGACAGCACTGGTAAGAAACATAAGATGCTCGGTTTGTTTGTAAACCTCGCTGACTATCAGTTTGGTTCTACAAAGGGTGGGGAAGTTACTAAGTTTGAGGATTTCGATATGGACTTCAACAGATATAAATATATGCTCGAGACACGTTTATCTGGTTCTCTTATCAAACTTTACTCTGCTATCGCTCTCGAAGAACCCGTAGCGTAATATACGAATATTAGGAGGGATTTATTATGGATAGAATTTTTCATCATGATGACACAATGTATGAAGCAGCAACCAAGGTTTATGTAAAATCTGACGGTTATGCATACTTGGAAGAAGGTTTCAAAACCAAGGTTTCAGCTGACGTTCTGGAAGACCTGTTTGTTAGGGGGCTGATTATTGTTGATACAGGAGTAATGTATAAACCTATCAGCTTCAAAGTTGTAAGCAAGGTTGCTACAGTTACTTATGCTAAGACTAACGGTACAACAGCTACACAGGCTGATCTTGCCACAGCTAAATCTGCCTAGGTGAAATATTATGAGTAAATGGTTTGGTAAAATCGGCTATGCTATAACAGGAGAAACTGAACCTGGCGTGTGGGAAGATACTATTGTCGCAAGAGATTACTACGGGGATCTAATCAGTGATAAATATATGCGTCAGTTGTCAGGCAATGTCAACGATGACGTCAATCTCACGAGTGTGATTAGCATTATAGCCGATCCATTTGCTTATGAGAATTGCTCACATATGGCGTACGCTGAAATCATGGGAGCTAGATGGAAGATCACTGATATAGACATCAAGCCCCCTCGATTAAATCTTACAATAGGAGGTGTCTACAATGGGAACACGGATTGAACTTCAGAGTAAGTTAGAAGAGTTACTTGGTAGTAGACAGGTTTATTACCAGCCTCCCGAAACCGTCAAAATGGAGTATCCGGCTATTGTATACTCCAAAAGTAATGTTAAGACTACTAGTGCCAATGACACTAAGTATTCTAAAATCAATAGGTATGACGTAACAGTCATATCTAAGAAACCCGACGATCCAGTTCTTGATAAGTTGTTAGGTTTGCCGTATTGCTCTTATGATAGATATTACAAATCTGACAATCTTAATCATGATACATTTAGTTTATATTTTTAAAGGAGGGCAAATAAATGGCTACTCAGAGATTAACATGGGACGATGCCGGTAAAAGACTTTATGAAACCGGTGTGAAACAGGGAGTTTTTTACCCACAGGACGATAACGGCACATACCCAAAAGGCATAGCTTGGAATGGTCTTACAGCTGTAACTGAATCTCCAGAGGGAGCAGAACCTACTCCATTATATGCTGATGATATTAAGTATTTGAATCTTCTTTCTACAGAGGAATTCAAAGCCACTGTTGAAGCTTATACATATCCGGACGAATTTGCAGAATGCGACGGTTCTGGATCTCTTGTTGAAGGTGTTACTATCGGTCAGCAGGATCGTAAGCCATTTGGTCTTAGTTACAGAACTTCACTCGGTAATGATGTTAAAGGTAATGAATATGGTTACAAGCTTCATATTGTATACGGTTGTCTTGCTGCTCCATCCGAGAAAGCATACGCTACCGTAAACGATTCACCAGAAGCTATTACTTTCTCTTGGGAAGTATCAACTACACCTGTTAATGTAACTGGATTCAAACCTACAGCATCTCTTACCCTTAATTCTGTTAAACTTGGCGCAACTAAGATGAAAGCTATTGAGGACGTTCTGTATGGTAGTTCAACAGCAGAAGCTCGCTTACCATTACCAGATGAAATTAAATCAATTATCGAAGCAGCAGCCGCAGCATAAAGAATATTATTTAGACCCTATCTATATCGGATGGGGTCTTTTTTTTTATATTTTTTTGGGAATGAAAGGAGAAAAAAACATGTTAAGAAAAGAAATCACTTATAAAGACTACAACGGAACTGACCGAACTGAAACATTTTATTTTAATCTTAATCAGGCAGAACTTATGGAGATGGAAATGAGTACCTCCGGAGGATACACCGAGATGGTTAAGAGCATTGTAGCAGCTCAGGATACACCGTCCATCATTAAGATTTTTAAAGACCTTATACTTAAGGCATATGGCGAGAAATCTCCAGACGGTAAGAGATTTATGAAATCAGACGAACTTTCAACAGCCTTTTCCCAGACAGAAGCTTATTCCGAATTATTTATGGAATTAGCTACAGATGCTGAAAAAGCTGCTGAATTTGTAAATGGTATTATTCCAGCTGAAATTGCTGCTGAAGCGGCAAAACAGGGTATAACATCAGTTACTAATTAGAATGAAAATAATGGAGGATGAGTGATGCTTACTATAACAATACCGGCAAACGAATCAGAACAATGGGATGAAGTTAATGAAGAATTCGTTTATAAAACCGTTGAGAAAGAGCAGGTGTTACACTTGGAGCATTCACTCATCGCTCTTTCTAAGTGGGAGTCAAAATGGCATAAGCCTTTTTTAACAGATAAGGAGTTAACCATTGACGAAACAATAGATTATATCAAATGTATGACATTGGATAAGAATGTTAACCCGGAAGTATACAATAGATTAACTCAATCGAATATTGTAGAAATTCGGGAGTATATGAATGACTCTATGACTGCCACCACTTTTAATAATGTAAGTGGAAATAAAAATAACGGGGAACAAACCACTTCAGAGCTAATTTATTATTGGATGATAGCTAATAATATTCCAGTTGAGTTTGAGAAATGGCATATAAAAAGACTACTGACATTAATAAGAGTGTGTGGCTTGAAAAATGCCCCTCCTAAAAAAATGAGCAGAGAAGCGATACTTAGACAAAATGCGGAATTAAACGCAGCTCGGAGAAAACAACTACACAGTAAGGGGTGACAAATATGGCTACAGTTGGTAAAAAATGTATTAACCTAGTTAAAGAGTTTGAAGGTTGTAAATTGAAAGCATATAAAGACGAAGTCGGAGTATGGACTATCGGATATGGTAGTACAAATTCTGATAAGAGTATTACCAAAACAACTATCAAATCTGGACTTACGATTTCTCAGGCCACAGCAGAATCATGGCTTACTAAATCGTTGAACCAGAAGTATCTTCCTCTCGTGATGAAGTATAACGATACATATAAGTGGAATCAGAACGAAATAGATGCTTTAGTTTCATTTGCTTATAACATCGGCAGCATTAAACAACTGACCAATAATGGAACTCGAAGCAGAAAAGAAATTTCAACAGCTATGCTAAAGTACAACAAAGCCGGAGGTAAAGTTTATCGCGGACTTACTCGTCGTAGAGTTGCAGAACAGAAATTGTTCCTAACACCTGTAAAAACTGAAGAAAAGAAGACAGTAAAAAAAGACTACACAAAAGATAGAGTTGCTGGTGTTAAATACTTTAGCACGTTAAAGAATGACGATGTTAAATCTATTACAGAATTCTTGCATAACAGAGAGATTGGTGCAGGTAGCAATAACTTAGGTAAAATCGCAGCTATCAATGCTGATAGTGCTGAAGTTAAAAACGCGTTATTCACACTTGCAAAGAAAGGTCTACTTATCAAGCCTGATGGTTTGAATAAATGGACTCCAAAGTAGGAGGTAGCAGTTTGATAACGTTTAGACAAAAGGGCGATTTCTCTAAGGCTTCTCAATATTTAGAGAGACTTAAAGAAGCTGCAAAACTCGGTGTGTTAGACAAGTACGGCCGAGAAGGAGTGGCCGCCCTTGCATCTGCTACGCCGACAGAAACTGGCTTAACCGCCAGTTCGTGGACTTATGAAATAGAACGTAAGGGAAACTCAGTTTCCATAGTATATAAAAATTCAAACATAAATAAAGGTGTTCCTATTGCAGTTATTCTGCAGTATGGGCATGGAACTGGAACTGGTGGATGGGTTCAGGGTCGAGATTATATCAATCCTGCCATTCAACCAGTTTTCGATAGAATTGCTGATGAAGCTTGGAAGGAGGTTACTAAGATATGAGTACGACTGTTGATAGCAGAGTCGTTGAGATGCGGTTTGACAACAAACAATTTGAGAGTAATGTTCAGACCAGTATGTCAACACTTGATAAATTAAAGCAAAAGTTAAATCTATCTGGTGCCGCCAAAGGGCTAGATAACATTGATAAAGCGTCTAAAAATCTTGATATGAATGGACTTAGCCGTGGCGTCGAATCCGTAACTGCTAAATTCTCAGCATTACAAGTCATGGGAACAACAGCATTAGTAAATATCACCAATTCTGCTGTAAATGCTGGCAAGAGGATGGTTTCAGCTTTAACAATTGATCCGGTTAAAGATGGTCTCGCTGAATATGAGACTCAGATTAATGCTGTTCAGACAATTTTAGCCAATACCCAAAAAGAAGGTACAAACGTCAAAATGGTAAATGCGGCACTTGATGAATTAAACACATACGCCGACAAAACCATATATAACTTTACAGAAATGACTAGAAATATTGGTACCTTTACTGCCGCAGGAGTTAAATTAAAAACTTCGGTGTCGTCTATTCAGGGTATTGCTAACCTGGCAGCAGTTTCAGGTTCAAATTCACAACAGGCCTCTACTGCAATGTATCAGCTTTCGCAGGCAATAGCTGCTGGCACTGTAAAACTTATGGATTGGAATTCAGTTGTGAACGCCGGCATGGGTGGTCAAGTATTTCAGGATGCTCTTATTCGAACTTCAGAACATTTACAGACAGGCGCTAAAGCCGCCATTTCTGCTAAAGGGTCATTCAGGGAGTCTTTACAAACGGGATGGCTCACAACTGAAGTTCTCACACAAACACTCGATCAATTTGCTACAGCAGCAGACACCCAAGAAGAATATGAAGCCGCAGTTAAGAAGTTTATAAGTCAAGGATATTCAAAAGAAGAAGCCAAACAAATGGCAGATATGGCTAAAACGGCAGGAGAAGCAGCTACTAAAGTTAAGACTTTTTCGCAGTTAATAGACACAACAAAAGAAGCTCTCGGTTCTGGCTGGACAGAGACTTGGCGTATTGTAATTGGTGATTTTGAAGAGGCTAAAGAACTATGGACCAGCATTTCGGATGTTATTAGCGGATTCGTGAATAAAACGTCCGAAGCCCGAAACAAATTAGTTAGTAGCGCATTAGGCAAAAATTTTACAAGTCTTTCCGAAAAGATTTCTAAAGTAATTGAACCAGTTAAAAAGACTTCCGAGACTATTAAGAAATCGGTCGATACAGTTTCAAAATTAGGAAATGTCGTAGATAAAGTAATACTTGGTAAATTCGGTAATGGAGAAGATCGTTTCAAGGCTTTAACCAAAGCTGGACAGAATTATTATCGAGTGCAGAATAAAGTTAACGAAACCCTCGGCAATAGTTTTCGTTATACTAAAGAACAGATTGCTTCTCAAGATAAGATACTTGGAATAAAAAACAAAGTAACTACAAAAACAAAAGAAGAGTCTAAAGAAACAGACAATCTTACAAGGGCTCAAAAAATGCAAATTCTGAACCTTACCCAATTGTCTGAGGCTCAATTAAAATCGAAAGGGTATACTGACAAACAGATAGCTTCGATAAATGAGCTTAAAGAAACCGCAAAAAAACTTGGTATTCCCATAGACGAATTTATACTTAATATAGACAAACTTAATGGACGATTATTATTAATAAATTCATTCAAGAACATAGGACAAAGCATTGTTAAAGTTTTCAAAGCTATTGGAGATGGATGGCAAGAAGTCATTGATCCGATGAGTGCTGATGATTTATTCAACATAATTGCAGCGTTTCATAAGTTCACACGTTCTTTAATTATGACAGATGAGACAGCTGACAAGCTTAAAAGGACATTCAAAGGAGTATTCGCTCTACTCGATATAATCACAACAATAACCGGAGGCGGTTTAAAATTAGCACTTAAGGGCATCTCTGCGGTTCTAAATATATTCGGACTTAGTTTGTTAGATGTTACAGCTATTGCTGGTGATTTTATAACATCTATCAGGGACTTTTTATTTAGCAACAATTTGATTACCAGTAGTTTCAAAGTATTAGCTTCTGGCGTCAAAATGGTGGTTAGTTTATTTGAAAAGTTAATCGATACAATCAGCGAATTACCACAAGTTCAAAAATTCTTTAAGGAGATAGAAAATATTGACCTGACAGAAGTGGGTAACAATATTTTAGAAGGATTAAAGAATGGATTGAAAGACGGGGTACATACAATTCCTAGTATTCTTATTGAAATAGGTAAGGGTATTCTCGACGCCATTAAAGGCGTTCTCGGAATTCATTCCCCATCCACGAAAATGTATGAGATAGGATTAAATGTCATTCAAGGTCTTGTTAACGGCATTAAAGACGGTCTTGGAAAAATTATTGATATTTCAAAAATAATAGCTTCTAAGCTTTATGAGACAGTAAACGATGTAGATTGGGATAAAGTATTCGTCGTAGCTTCCACAGTAGGGCTCGGGTTAGTTATAAAACGAATAGGCGATATTCTCGATAAATTTGCAAGTCCGTTTGAAGGTCTCGGTTCTGTATTGGAATCAGCAAGCGGAGTGATTGAAGCTTCTACAAAAAATATTCAGAGAATTCTAAAAAATACATCCAAAGTAATTAAGAGTTTTTCTAAAGTCATCAATGCTAAGGCTTGGCAGATGAAAGCAAGTGCTTTAAAAGATATGGCTATATCCATAGCTATTCTCGCAGCGGCTGTTTATGTATTGGCACAGCTTGATGTTGAGCAATTAACTAAGGGTGTTTCAGTTATAGGAATACTTGCAGTGATACTTGTTGGTCTTGCTGTGGCGATGAATAAATTTGCTAGCTCAGAAATTGCTTTAGAAAAGAGCAATAGAGGTTTTAGTGTTAAAGGGTTAAAAACATCTTTAATCAGTATTGGAATGGGTATATTACTCATAGCCACAACTGCCAAAATGTTGGGCGGAATGAATCCGGATGAAATGAAACAAGGTTTTCAAGGGCTAGCTGGTGTTGTTGCAGCTATAGCAATTGTCTTCGCAACATTCGGAACATTCGTAAAAGGCAAATCAGCTCAGAATATAGATAAAGCTGGAAAAATGATTAAAAGAATGGCTACGGCTATGCTTCTTATGACACTGGTAGTTAAATTAGTCGGTATGCTTTCTTCTGAAGAGATGAAAAAAGGTGTTGCATTTGCTGTAGGTTTTGTGGCTTTTGTAACAGCCCTAACCAAAGTCACGACTATTGGTGGTAAAAGTGTTGATAAATTGGGCGGAATGATGGTTAAAATGGCTTTAGCTATGACGCTCATGGTTGGAGTCGTTAAACTGGTCGGTAAATTATCACCGGAAGAGATGATAAAAGGGGCAACCTTTGCAGCTGCGTTTATGCTGTTTGTAAAAGCACTTATAAAAACCGTCAAAATGGATTCAGGAAGTTCCATTGCAAAAGTCGGAGGTCTTCTCTTATCTGTTTCTATATCTATGGCACTTATGGTTGGCGTGATGAAACTGGTCGGTATGCTTTCTGCCAGTGAAATAGCAAAAGGAACTGCTGCCGTAGTGGCTTTTGGGGCATTAATGGTAGCTATGATCAAAGCTGTTAAAAATGCCGGACCAGATGCTGGGAAAATGGCAGGAACATTAATGGGTATGTCGGTAGCAATTGGTATTATGGCTGGTGTTTGCGTTCTTATGAGTATGATTGACGTAGCCAGCCTAGCTAAAGGATTAGTTGTTGTCGGCTTATTGTCTACAATGCTTACTGCTATGATATGGGCTACCCGTGGTGCAAGTGACTGTATGAAAAATCTTATAGTCATGTCGTCAGCTATTGCTGTAATGGCAGGTGCTGTTGCTTTATTATCTTTTCTTGATACAAAAAAACTTGCCGGTGCTACAATATGTCTTTCCACATTGATGGGGATGTTTGCAATAATGTCTAAATCAACACCGTTAGTTACTGGCTCCACAAAATCATTAGTGGTTATGGTAGGTGTAATTGCGGCTTTAGCTGGTATTTGTTATATGTTGGCAAGCTTACCGATAGAAGCTACAATTTCATCATCTGTAGCATTATCTGTGATGCTATTGTCTATGGCTACGGCATTAGCTATCATTAGTAAAGTTGAGAATGTAAGCACAGATGCAGTCAAAACTATGGCTGTTTTAACCGTAGTCATGGGAGCTATCGGCGTAATTCTTGGATTACTTAATAAGTACGATCTTAATGCATCATCTACGAATGCGGCTACATTATCAGGAGTATTGTTGAGTTTAGCGGCAACAACTAAGATACTCAGCACGATTTCGTCAGTAAGTAAATCTGCTTTAGTAGGAATTTCAGCATTAACGCTTGTCATGGGTGTTGCTGGCGTAATTCTTGGACTACTTAATAAGTATGATTTGAATACCGATTTAGAAACCGCAGAAGCATTATCTATGTTACTCATAGCGTTATCTACGTCATGTGCTATCCTTGGCTCTATAGGCACGATAGCCGGTCCAGCCGCCACAGGAGCAGCTCAGTTAATGCTCACAGTTGGAGCCGCCGCCGCAATTTTAGTTGGGGTAGCAAGTCTTGTTAATTTAATACCTGGAGCTCAGAAATTCCTTGACGGTGGTATCCAAATCCTTGAAAAACTGGGATATGGTTTGGGTTCATTCTTTGGAAATATCGTTGGTGGTTTTGCTTCGGGCACTACGTCGGGATTACCGGAGATTGCTGACAATCTTAAAACATTTGTAAATACTTTCAGTGGAATTGATAAATCAGCTTTTGATGGAGTTAAAGTTTTAGCAGACGTGATTACTGAAATAAGTGCAGCTGGTATCCTTAATGGTATCTCAAAATTCTTGAATTTCGGCGAAGATCCGATGAAACAATTTGCTGAGAATGTAACAATTCTTGTTGGCTCTTTAGTAGATATATCCACCAAACTCAACGAGTCAGGCGGGGTAGATACGACTACTATAGAAAAGATTGCAAACGTAGGTGACATTTTTGCTAAGTTACAATCCACAGTAGAACCAGCACATGGGTTACTCCAAGCTATAACCGGAAATAAGAATCTCGGTGATTTTGGTAACCAGATTTCAGCATTTGTAAATAGCATAAAAGAAGCCTTATCATCAGTATCAGATATCTCAACAGATAATTTAACAAATCTTGAATCTATATCTAAAGTCGGATTGGTATTCACAAAGTTACAATCCACAGTAGAACCGGTATATGGTCTAAAACAGGCTTTATTAGGCTCTAAAGATTTGGGCAATTTTGGAACTCAGATTAGTGTATATGCTTCGTCAATCAAAATGGCCTTATCATCAGTATCAGATATCTCAACAGATAATTTAACAAATCTTGAATCTATATCTAAAGTCGGATTGGTATTCACAAAGTTACAATCCACAGTAGAACCAGCACATGGGTTACTCCAAGCTATAACCGGAAATAAGAATCTCGGTGATTTTGGTACACAAATCGCTGGATTTGCATCTCAGTTAGTATCTGCATGTAAAGCTATATCCGGGGAAAATGCTGTGGATTTATCGGCAGTAGAAAATGCGGTCAATGCCGGTAAGATGTTGTCTGCTTTACAGAAGGCATTACCTGAAGACCATTGGTTTGATGGGAAGATGGATCTTAAACAATTCGGCTCTAAGCTTTCATCTTTTGGTGATTCTATGAAAAACTTCGGAGCTACTGTTGCCGATGTTGATATCGGAAAGATTTCTAAATCAGTTGATATAGCAAATCGAATTAAAAAATTTGTAAGCGAATTATCCAAATTCGACAGCAGTAATATAAGCAAGTTTGAAATAAATGATCTTGGTGAAGCTATACAATCATATGGAGATTCAGTATTGGATCTGAATACGTCTACCGTATTTAGCTCGATTACAGCAGCTAACCGACTTAAGAATTTCATTTCTAGTCTTGTTGGTCTTGATACGAGCGGGGTTAGTAAGTTCAAATCTGCGATTTCGGAATTAGGTAAGACTAATGTTAGTCAGGTCGCTTCGGCATTCAGTAAAGGAACAAGTAAAATCACCAGTGCTGGAACAAGTCTTACCAAGGCTTTATCCAGTGGAATCAAATCGAACTCGAGCTCAGTTACATCGGCAGCCACGAGCATGGTTAGTTCTATGCAGAAAACCGTCACAAGTAAAGCGTCATCATTTACAGCATCAGGTAATCAGTTAGCCACTAACTTTATAAGAGGTATTACAGCTAAACGAAGTGGGGCTGTTGCTGCAGCCAAAGCACTTGCTACATCAGCAGCATCTGCCTCAAAAACAGGTTATGGAACGATGCATACAAATGGAGCTTATCTTGGATCTGGTTTGATCATAGGTATAAATTCTAAAGTATCAGCAGCGTATGCTGCCGGTTATGCACTAGGACGAGCCGCAGTAAGAGGCGAAAAAGACGGACAGAATTCTAACTCACCATCAAAAGACACTATTAAAGCAGGTAAATGGCTTGGCGAGGGTCTTGTTATAGGTACACAATCTATGACAAGGAAAGTCTATAAAGCAGGTCATAATATTGGGGAAGTAGCAACTCAATCTATTTCTACAGCTATATCATCTGCTGCTGAAATGGTGAACATGGGTATAGACTCAACTCCAACAATACGACCAGTAGTTGATTTGTCAGATGTTAAAGATCAGGCATCACTTATAGGAAGTTTATTTGGTAATCCTATTGTTTCTCCTGATTCTGATATTAGAGCTATCAAATCCATAATGGATGTAAATAATCAAAATGGAAATATTGAAGACATAGTATCTGCGATTAATAAACTCAGAAAAGATATAGGAAATGTTGGAAATACTTATAATAGTATTAATGGCATTACATATGATAATGGAAGCGAAATATCTGAAGCAGTAGGTACACTTGTTAGAGCAGCTCGTATAGAAAGGAGGCGATAACTATGTCTGCACCAAAAATAGATAAACTGGGTATACAGAATGATTCTAAAACTATGTTTTGTACTTGGAAATGGGGTAGGAAGCATACAAAAGAATATAAAGTTATTTGGTATTATTCGACTGGTGACGGAGTAAAATTTGTCGGCTCTGAATCAACAGAAACGCATAAACAGTCAACATATTCGATACCTGATAACGCTAAAGTAGTATCGGTTAAAGTAAAAGCTGTAGCTGACAAACACAAGGTTAAAAAAGGTAAAAAAAATAAAGAAGTGGCTTATTGGACATCCGGCTGGTCGTCCGAAAAGTCATATGTATTAAATAAGCATACGGAGCCGGATAAACCTTCGGCTCCAACTGTAACTGTAGACAAATTTAGACTTACTGCGTCTTGTGAAAATTTATCAGACGATCCAAACAATAAACCGACAGGAATTATATTTAGGGTTGTTAAAAATAACTCGGCTTGGGCGTTTGCTACGAACCGAGCAAATGTTGTAAACCGATCAGCATCATATTCATGGAATATTTCGGCCGGAGCTAAATACAAAGTACAATGTAGAGCGTATAGGTCAAATTTATATAGTGATTGGTCTGATTTCTCAGCTGAAGTTGAAACAATACCCGCCGCACCAAAAAACATTACTAGTTGCCGGGCTCGTTCTTCAACTGAAATAGAAGTTAAATGGACTGCAGTTAGTAACGCTACCTCGTACGATGTGCAATATACTTCTAAAAGAGATTATTTTAATACCAACCAAGATGGTGTTTCTACAAAATCGATAGAGAGCGGAACCACAGCAATTATTTCTGGGCTTGATGAAGGCGGAGAATATTTTTTCAGAGTAAGAGCCAAGAATTCACAAGGAGAATCTGGCTGGACAGGTATAAAGTCTTGTAAGGTTGGCAAAAAACCGTCGGCACCAACCACTTGGTCATCTACATCAAAAGCCATGACGACTGATAAAATAACATTATACTGGGTTAATAATTCACAAGACGGTTCAAAAGCAACTGAATCTGAAATTTATATTTATAAGGATAATTCAATTTATTCAACGCCAGTAGTTGTTCATTCATATAATGGAGAAACAGATGAAGAGGAAGAAAAAACGCATTCTTATGTATTAGATAGTGATACATTAGGTGACGGTGCAGTAATCAAATGGAAAGTTAGAACAAAGGGTGTAATCGACGAATGGAGTGATTTCTCAGTTGAACGAGTCATTGACGTATACGCTCCACCGACATTGGAATTATCATTAACTGATAAAGAAGGCAATGGTATCGAAACAGTTTCACATTTTCCATTATATATTAAAGGTGTTGTCGGTCCAGTAAATCAAGCTCCAATAGGATATCATATTTCTATCGTGTCTCTTATGGATTATGAATACGAGGATCAAGTCGGACAAACCCAGCAAGTGTCAGACGGTCAAGAAGTATATTCTAAATACTTTGACATAGGTACCGATTTACTTCTTGAATTAAACGCTAATCATGTCGATTTAGAAAATGGTGTTAACTATTCGATAATTGGTACCGTAACTATGAATTCAGGTTTAACTGCAAAATCAGAAATACAATTTAATGTTAATTGGGTTGACGAGTTATATTATATAGATGCTGAAATATTTTATGATGACAGCACATATTCTTGCATTGTTAAACCTTATGCATATACCCTTCCCGCAGATTACGACCCAGATACGTCAACTGTAGAACCGGAAGAAACAATCGTTGATGGTGTTACGCTGAATTTATATCGAAGAGATTCTAATGGCGAATTTATTGAGATCTCAACAGGTATTGAAAATACAAAGAATACTTATATTACTGATCCGCACCCGGCTTTGGATTATGCTAGATATAGAGTTGTAGCAATTTCAAAAAATACCGGCGCAGTTAGTTTTGAAGATATCCCAGCATATCCAATTGATGAAACATCTGTTATAATTCAATGGGATGAAAAATGGGAAAATTTAATAACGTCAGAAGAAGAACCAGACGTATTTCCAGATGAAAATGATTGGACTGGATCACGAGTAGTTCTTAAATACAATATTGATGTTGCTGATAAAAATTCGATTGACGTATCGTTAATAGAATACGTTGGCAGAAAAAGACCGGTTAGTTATTATGGAACACAACTTGGTGAATCATCGTCTTGGAAAGTTGATATACCAAAAGACGATGAGGAAACATTATATGCACTACGTCGACTAGCTATTTATACTGGTGACGTGTATGTTAGAGAACCATCAGGAACTGGATATTGGGCGTCTATCGCTGTATCAATGAACATAAATCATTGCCAGTTAACAATACCAGTAACATTAGATATTACGAGAGTGGAAGGTGGTATGTAATATGCCTGATTGGACTAAAAGTATGCAACGTACTTACGAATATTACATAGTAGATCCCGGAAGCTGGACTGATAAATCTAAAATCAATACTATAACAAAAAGTAAAATAGAACGTGATGATTCGGCAGATACACTTGGATCGGCCTCACTTGAGGCTACCGAGTCTATCGGTGAGTGCTATGTACGTATATATTTGATAACAATTCAAAATGGAATTCGGGAAAAGTTTTCTTTAGGTACATTTCTTGTTCAAACTCCATCGGTTGACTATGATGGTCGAGTTAAAAAAATCGTAATGGATGCATATACACCATTGCTTGAATTAAAAGAAAATCCGCCACCATTAGGATATTCAATTATGAAAGAAACGAACATTATGGACACAGCATATAATCTTTGTTGGACTCATATGCGTGGTCCGGTCGTAAAAACGTCAAGCGATGACAAACTTTACTGTGATTTCGTAGCTAATACTGACGATACATGGTTAACATATATCCGAGATTTAATAGCAAATGCTAAGTATGATTTAGGACTTGACGAATACTCAAGAGTTATATTTTTACCATTTCAGGAACTTGATTCGCCGCAACCGGTATGGTCATATAATGATGACAATAGCTCAATATTATATTCTGACATAAGCCTAGAACAAGATTTATATGGTGTACCTACGACAGTCGAAGTAATATACACAGGCACAAATAATAGTGTTAATTATTACGCTAAAGCAGTTAACGATGATCCGAATAGTCCAACATCAATAATTTCTAGAGGTAGAGAAATTGTATACAGAGATACCGATCCTGATATTTCAGGTATTCCGACCACAGCAATGTTACAAGAATATGCCGAAAGGTTGTTAAAAAAATTATCATCAGTAGAATATACTATAACTTATACTCATGGATATAATGGTGTCCGAGTTGGAGATTGTGTTCGTATGAATTACTCAAG